ATTTTCTTCTAACAAAAAAGACTATGAGCTTGAATTTTTAAATAATGAATTGTCTAAAACGAGAAAAAGATATAATAAATATGGTAAACTGTTGGCAGCTAATCAGTTAATACCCAAAAATGTTGATAATGATATTTGGGATTTTGCTATGAAATGCTATAATATATACAAAAAAAACTATGTTCCTCATGAACATGCGCCTGCTTCTGCAGCACCACCTCTTCATTCTGACAGACATGCGACGATGATTCAGACCATGGTACGAGGGACCCTGGTACGAGGCAAGTTAGAGACAGAACGATTATTTTTCGACAAAATGCTTTCTGAAAACGCCAATCAACCAGTTATATTAATTGATTGGATGCAGACTTGGATTGATGAGGATACTTTAGAACTAATAGAAGATACGATGAGATTCATCTGGAAAAGGCGTGCCGGTGCGTGGCCGGAACCTGCAATTATAGGTAATAGTAATACTACAGACATATTGCGTTCATTTAAGAAGGCTTTTTCTATAAATTCAACTCCCGAAATAGTATTAATAGTATACTTAAAAGTTTTGGCGTTTATTATTGAATATAATTATTTAGGCCTAACCCTTGACGACGTTGGCGTAGAAGGAAAAGAAGTAGCAATTAAAAGACTTGACGCAATATTTAAAAGCATTTATAATAAAGAAAATTATGAGTTATCTTTGTATAAGGTGAATTTTGAAAATCCTTTTATTAGTCATATTGATACTAGAGAGATGACAGAAATTATCGATTCTATTACATTTTATAAAGAAATAGCTATTGAATCATTGACAACAATTTATGAACTTTTCGAGAAACATGACAATGTTTTTGAATATTTGTTAGAACAAGTTAAAAAAAATGATAAAATAGACAAAGAACAAGATAAAAAAAAAATGTATAAATTAAGAAAACGTCGCGTAAATATGTGGGGAAAACATTATAGACATCCAATAAATAGATTACCAGAAGATATTGAAACCAAAATAGATGAAAACTTATTATAAAAATAAAAAACTAATTATAAATATGGCATATGACCCATCTCTGGCAGCATTAGCCAAGTCTTATAATTGTGATAAAATGATATGTAGAAAGTGTTATGCCCGATTACCACCAAGGGCTACTAATTGTAGAAAAAAGAAATGCGGACACACTAATCAACTTCGCATTAAAAAGAAGCTTAAGTAATTTTAATTTGATTCATAAATTTTTTCCTTATTATTACTAACTTTTTTACTTTTTCTCTTTTCTTGTAAGACTTGTACCATTCTTACTCTCTTTTGGGAATATGTATTTCTCTTCTTTTGTTCCTTCCTACGAGACTTTTTGTTATGTTTTGTTCCATCGGGTTCTTTGCGAGACATGTTTTTTTCTGATATATTAGTGTTATTAACTTTTGTAAGTAAAAAGTGAATCATTTTTTTTACTTAAGTTACTGGGAAAAAACTATATAAGTAACTATTAATAATTATAATCAATGACAAAAAGGTCATTCAACCCTCTCCGTTAGCTCAGTTGGTAGAGCATCAGACTGTTAATCTGGAACACGTTAAAACGTGATGGATCTGTGTCATTGGTTCAATCCCAATACGGAGAGCTGTAGCCCATCTTACCTTGGTTGGTAAGTGGGCTTTTTTTTTGGTCGACAATGTGTCCGAGTGGTTAAGGAGACTGACTTGAAATCAGTTGGGTTTATCCCGCGCAAGTTCAAATCTTGTCATTGTCGTTTGCCTGTGTTGCTTAAAAAGCAATGCAGGCATTTTTGCGTAATAATGTATCATTATATAGTTTATATTATAGGTTTTTGGTATACAATATAACCGATAATATAGGTACATACTAAACTAATAAATTGATTATCTTCATCTTTTAGTTTTAACAAAATATATAATAGAGGTGTTGCAAGTAAGTACATAAAACTATCACCAATAACCGCACCTACTCCTATATTATTAGCATATTCAATCAATTCATCCATAATTTTATTTTTTCCTAATTTAGTATTTTTGATTATTGTAAAATAAAAGGTAAAGTCATGAATGATTTGTACACAAAGCATTAGAATCAAAAATTTTAACAAACTATTTTTTTCGGATAATATTCCTCTTTTAAGTGCATATAAATATATGTATTTAGTGATGTAAAATCCAATAATTACTGATAAAACATCTAATATTATTGCTGACCATCCAAAATTTGTATACCAATTATTTATAGATTTTCCAGTAAATGGACTTCTTGTAAATCTAAATAAAAATAACATGAATAATTCGATACTTAATGCTGCAGTTAAGAAATGTATAAATTTCAAGTTTTTAACTTCCATTAACATTAAAAATATTTTAAGTAATCATTTATAGCTTTTTATAGAGATTTTATGTAATCATCTATCATAAAATAAGTATTCAAACGTTACGCAATTCATTTTATCATTTTTATTCTTATTACGTAAAAATGCCTGCCTACTTAAAGTAGACAGGCATAACGCAAAAACGCCCACCTTACCAACCAAGGTAAGATGGGCGTGCTAAGTATTCACGGAGGGGATCGAACCCTCGACCAATGGCACATAAGACCATCACTCTAACCACTGAGTTACGCAAACGTAGCATAAACATGCATCTGGTGAGGTTCGTGGGAGCTCTTTTTTAAAAGAGAAACTCACGCCTCCGAAGAGATTGGGGCTTAAATCCAACGCCTTTTTGGCTCGTCGTGACCGACGAAAGACCAACTCGGCCACAGATACAAGTGAAGATGGACTTTGTCCTCCTTACTATATACTATCAAGTCCTCCTTATACTGTTTTTTGTCTCTAAAAAAAGATAAATCAACAGAGAAAAACTCAATGGACTAAGAATTAATTGAATAAGAATTCCGAACTCTCTGAATCGAACAGAGGACCACCTCATATTTGCTTATACCACTACAGTGAGGCGCTCTACCAGCCAGGATTTTTTTAAAATCTAACTGAGCTAAGTTCGGATTACAACTTATTCTCAGTAAATTACAATAAATATTTTGTTCTTATATAGTTTTTATACGAGTATTTATATATATACTAATTTTGTTATAACAATTAATAGATGGATTTCTTAGGAAGAACTTATCATTTTATGAATACACAACACGGTCATAGTATGAAAATAAAGATTTATAAGGTTGGAACTGAATATTTTGCTATTTCTGAGTTTATTCATCCAGAAAGTGGAAATATAAAAACATTTGAAACTTCTGTAACAATAAGTTCTAATATGTATGTTGAGTCGCCTTCAATAAATGTAAAAGATAAGTTTAACAAAGATGGTATTGAAACTGGAGATTGGAGAATAAATGCTCGAGGAGTTGAAGAGATAAAGGTCAAATGTAAGTTTAAGGGTAAAAAAATGTCTCAAGTATCAACTATTCTTGTAAGACATACTGGAATGGAGAAATGGGTATCCTACCCCTTTTCAATGATAGGACAACTTGTAACAAATGATTAATTTTATCTAATATCAGAATCACCTTTTCGAGGAGACCATGCAATTAAAGGTTGTGAATTTAATATATCTAATTTATTTTTTTTGTATAAAACATCAAGTAAAAAATGGTCAACTGGTCTATTCATTGAAATCATTGGATTTTCTTCACATATTTGTTCACATAGAAAGGTTGCACATTTTAATGATATAATATAAGCCTGCGTAGTTCTATCTAAATCATTACCTGGCCAATTAGCGGTTCTATTTCCTATTATTCGGTTTTTTTCTTTTTCTAAGGCGTACTTAATGCGCTTTTCATAAGGATAACAAGCATGTTTATAAATATTTTCTGTTACTTTTGAAACTCTTTTTGAACGATAATCACAAGAAAATCTTCCACCCAAATACAAAATATTAAAATCCATTGGTAATTCTTTCAATAATCGATGTAATTTTGCATTGTAATCTTTGGTAAACAAAACATCATCCTCGTATATACAACAATACGGTATTGAATTATCTTTTATATATTTCCATATTTGATAATGACTTAAAAAACATCCATATTCTCCAGTTTTTAGTTTTTTTAGTCCAAGATTATTTGGTTTTTCACCTTCAACCGCTTTTTTTATGTATAAATCTATGAAGTCATTGGGCATATATTTATTTTCAAATTGTTTTAGTCTATCAGTTCTTCTTTCCAAATTTATTACAAAAGAACAACATTTTTCATGAATTGGTTTATTTATATAGTTCTCTGGATTCAGAGAACCTTTTTGGAAGACAGTTTTTGTCATAATATAAACCTTATTATATAGTAGTAAATAAAACTCATAATGGATGATAGACCGACTTGGGATGAATATTTTAAATCAATATCTTTATTAACTTCCACAAGAAGCCCATGTAAAAGATTACAAGTCGGTTGTGTTTTAGTAAAAAACAATCGTATAATAAGTCAGGGATATAATGGATTTTTACCAAATTGTGTTCACGAGTCAGTGGTTGTAGATAATCACGAAATGGCTACAATACATAGTGAACAAAATGCTATAGCCGATTGTGCAAAAAGAGGAGTAAGTTGTGTTGATTCAACCGCTTATATTACACATTATCCTTGTATTAACTGTACCAAAATTTTATTAGCATCTGGTATTAAAGAGATTAAGTATGTTTTTGATTACAAAAACGATGAATTAGTTTCTAAATTTACAAAAAATATGAATGTTACTATAAAACAAATATAGATTTATTTTTATGATTTTTTTGTATAATTTTCTGATTTTTCTATATTCATTATAGGTATTCTTATGCGAATACGTCCCTTTTCATGTTCAAAATATACTCGGACATTATGAAAGAATCCATCTGTTAGGTAAAATAAGGCCATAAAAATAATTCTGCGCATTTTTGTTATAGTTTACTCTATTTTAATTTTCTTAATATACTTTAATGCCGCAACGCAAAAAATTAAGATATTATAACAAACATCTTTATGGTGGAACTGATGATCTATGTCCAATTTGTTTAGAAGAATTAAATGAAGATGATGATACATTAGAATGTGATAATGCAGGCTGTAGATTTAGATGTCATTCCCATTGTTTAGAAGAATTGTGTAGGGCAAGAGAACCATATCGTCGTGTATGTCCATATTGTAAAAATCCAAATATTTGTGATCAATTAGACAATACTTCAATAATTAATATTGTGGAGAACTTGTACAATGAAAATTTGAGACGGTTTAGGAATGAAATTAATGTATTGCTGAGACACGACGTAGTCCGGGTAGAACTTAGATACCGATCCCCAGGTGTAATATATTCTATTCTCTCACCGAATAACGTAGCGACGGGAATCGAGGAGAGGGTATTCCACAACACGGTGGATGATACACCAGAAGAGCTATTACTTGAGTGGCTTAATACACATTTTGATAAGTATAAGACCACAGCATTCTCTATTGATGGCAGGGACACAGAAAGGCTGTCATTGGAAATCCGTGAACGGTATGAAAACCTAGAACAAATTAAACAAGAAACTATTGATCTGAAAATATTGTGGTTTTTTGTTGACATATCCACAAAAAAATATATTTCTCATCTGCAAAATTTGTATGACCATCTTTTTACAGTATTTCGTGAATATAAACCCATTGTAGAGAGGAATCTAAGCTATAGGCTACCACCTACAAATACAATTATGGAACAATATAATACTTTAAAAAAAGTTGCTAAAGATATATATTATTTCAGAACTATATTAATTAAAAGAGAAAATTACGTAAATTTGACAAATGCATCAAATATTAGAACACACTATAGAGACGGAGATATTAGTGCCGCAATGGGACTTGCGCGGGGAGCAATACAATCGTATAATAATAGAGATAGAGCATTAGAAAATGCTCTTCAAAATATCCAGCTCAATGCCGAAGAACTAGAAATAGAACCAGAACCAGAACCAGAACCTGACCCCCAAGAAATAATAGGAGGATCTGATATGCAGAACGGTGGAGCAGGCTACGGTTTTACAGGCAAGCTTCATAAACTCTTAACAAATCAGGAATATTCAAACATTATTTCTTGGACAAATGATAATGATGGTAATGTTTTGATTTTATTAAAAGATAAATTATTAGTAGCCAATGAAGTATGTCCGAGATCGGCGAATATAGATTTTCACTCTTGTGCCAGACAGTTTTGTAATTATGGTTTTAAAACGAAAAGCCGTAAAAAGATACAAAGAATTGGAGAGAATGAATTGGTATTTTCCAATCCTAAAGTAAAAAGTATAGATGATATATTAACTCTTGAGCGGAAGCTTCCTCAAAGCTGTCGCTCAAGAGTCAATTCACCAACTATAGATGATAGAAACAGAGATATTGCAAATGTTCTTATGCAACTCAGCTATCGCTCAACTGATATGGATAATAATGAAGCCGCAAATGTGTTGGCAAGTATTGCAAATATTAGTGATGAAAATACAGAAGAAAGAGTCTCATATCTTCAGAACTTAGAACTTAATAGTAGAAATAGTCTAAATATAGCACTCTTAATAGAAGCTTTATTAAAAAATGATGTTGTTGACGAAAATGAAAAAAATCAAATAAAGCAAAAGCAGAAGGAGTTATGGCAATATTTGAAAGAAATACCCTTAGAAGATAACCGGCGCAGAGACATTCTATTTAAATATATGTTCGAATATCTAACAAGAACAATACCTCTTGCCAAACTACATAAGGCAGGACAAATTGCAAAAGGTATAAATGACAGTATTAAAAGAGCGCAAATTCACAATAGACCTACTGAACCACTTACAGAATCAGAGCAAAAACAAGCTGATGAAGAAATGAATGCATCTATTTCAAGGGGACAAATGTTAGCACAAGATGAAGATACAAATATGGAAGACGTCCAGTCTCGTATTACACCTATTGTAGAGGAACCATGGTGGAAGAAGGGCGGAATAACGGATAATGCACTGGTCCGTTTACATAGCGAACCTGTAGATGGGCATATGATAGAGGTCTGGGCGCTCGATCACTGGAAGCTTGGTAGAGCTGTCAGAAAAAAAGGGAGGTCGCAGGTGGTCCTCAAGGCACCACTCAATTCACCAAGTTCCCGCGTAGCCGAAACAGTAAGACAAATTGTGACCCAAGTGGACTACATTGATGGGACAAGTGTTGATGAATTATTACATCGGGGGGACTGGAAACAAAGACAAAATCCTTGGATGAAAGACTCAGAAGATTACTTCTTAAATTTGGGTTCAGATAATCCCAAATATTGGAGATATGCCAAATCGAATTCTAGAAGCTAATCTGGAGGTGTAATATATGTTGATGATGAGAATGATAAAATGCGTTTTGAATGCCCAATAAGTACTGAAATAATGAATGAACGCGAAAAAGTAAATTCTATGATTAAATCAAGAAAATAAATATTTTAGCTTGCGATGTCTCATGCGATAGCGTCGTCTACCACCTAAATATTTAACAATTTTTTTATCAAGCTCCTCTGGTAATTTATTAACAATTTTGTTACTAGTTTTGCCTTCTAACAAAAATGTTAATTTTTCCAAATCAGTATTTTTGGCATTTATAATTGATTTCAATGCTAGATTTTCATGTATTAAATCTTCGATAATGTCAGTATAATTCGAAAATGCCTTAAATGTAATAGCACGAGTAGCTTGGGACATGTTGAGTCCGAACGAGTCCAACTCCGATTCCCATCTATTTATAATTTGATTTGCGTTAAACTTTATTCGATGTCTTTGAAACGTCGGGGTCTCGACGGTGGGGCCCCGATATGTCTTCATTACCATAACCATACCCGGGTGTTGCAAATATTCACGTCGATCATTGAACGCGTGCTCAATTCTGTAAACCTCATCTATAGTATCTATTACAGGATGCATCCTAGCTGCCCCCAGTGTGTCATTGTCAATATCCAGAGCGTGTATTCTATTAGGTAAGTAGCCCTCACCCCAATCTTCAGATGATTCGGAATCTGAATCGTCGGTTAATGGTGGGTCGAGCACGTCTCCTCTCAGAACCTCGCCCAGTCTTATGGTATCTGAAACATCATCGGAAGAACTCGATTCATTATCGGAAGAACTCGATTGATTAGTTGTGTTTTCATCTTCCATTAATATATTGATTAAAAAAAACTATTATAATGCGTGAACACGAAAAAAGTAAATTCTATGATTAAATCAAGAAAATAAATATTTTAGCCTGCGATGTCTCATGCGATAGCGTCGTCTACCACCTAGAAATGCACTAACTTTATTTTCTATTTCTTGTGGTAATTTATTAAGCGGTGAAGCATTAGTTTTGCCACCTAATTCTAATGTTATTTTTTCAAAATCAGAAATAAGACTATTTTTTGCATCCAAATCAGATTTGAGAACGTTAATATTTGATTTTAGAGCATTTATTTCATCAGATAATACTTCCGCCAGATCCCAAGCGTCGCCGCGGGACAGATGATCAATTTGATCTACTAAATCGCGTATTATATTAAATAAAAGCAAAAATGCCTTTGCAGATCTGTTTTCTACATATCCATGTATATCAATTTGTTCTCGTTCTTCCTCCAAAAAAATATCAATATCATTATTGAAATCTTGTATAATTTCTCTAGCATCTGGAATAGCTTGCGCAAAAGATACCATTAATTTAATACAGACTATTTTAATCAAGAATACAAGATTAAGACTGAATATACAATGAATCACAAATTACAATATCTCTAATAATCTTCGTCTGAATATTAGATATAAGTCCTGCAAAGTCGGGTCTTTGATATATATCTGCCACATTTTTCCACTCTTCACATATATTGTGAACTTTTAGCATATTTTTGACAAAATTACCTTCATATAATGTTCCACCTAACTTTTCTACAAGTTGTGAATAACTTAATTCTTTTATTGTCCACAAATAAACGTAAGCACCGAAATCAGGAGTAAGTTTCATAGAACCATCTCTAAGTCTTTCTTCGTTTGCAAGTTTTTCGTAGATATTCTTCAACTCATTCAATTCATATTCAACATTATTAATAACATAAGAGTTTGAGACAATGGTTTTAAATTTCTCAACAAAACTTTGTCCATCATCACTTTCTTCCTTGTTAAGTTCCCTTTCATCAATGAATGTTCCTAATACAAATGCCATAGTAGCACTCATTGTGTCATTTGCTTCAAATCTTTCAAATAATTGCATAAGATACTCAACTGTTAAGAAAGCATCACTTTCATTAATTCCAGAACAGGCTCTTCCCATCAAGGTAACATATGATTTGGATTCGCTATCTTTGTTTAGATATCCAAGTCTTTGAAGGACATCTTCCTGCCATTCACATGTTTCTTTAATATAGTTAAGTGCATCTAACTTATTATTTTTGAGTTTGGTATATTGTGCTAACTTTTGTTTACGAAGTTCAATGTTAGAAATGACACTTTCATTCAAATTGTTCTTCATTTCTTTAATGACAACCTGATGTTTTCTTCTTTGTTTTGGTTTTGCCTTCATCATAACAACCTCTTTTGCCTTAATTTCATTGTATTTTTCTTCTTGCTCTTTTGTAACGGGAATACTATCAAATTGCTTAACAACTTCGGCAATTTCATAGTCAATACCTTTAATAGAGCTTTCAATCTCTTTTGACATTAGAGTTGAATCAAATACTTCTGAAGGAGGTCTATTAGTTTCGATACATTTTAACAATAAGACTGGATCCATAATAAACTTGGAGCTAATTGTGGAATGTTTACCCTTAATGATATTAGCAAAATCGCTCAATGTAACCATATTCTTTGGCGGAAATGGAAAGTAGATTACTGTACCAAGAATATCTTTTCCTCTTCTTCCCGCCCGTCCAGCCATTTGAATATATTCTGCAGGTAACAAACATCTTTGTTCCTTTCCATCAAATTTCTGTAATTCACTAAATACTACACACTTTGTAGGCATATTGATTCCAACTGAAAAGGTTTCGGTTACAAACATAACACGAATCCAACCTTTGTCGAATATGGACTCAATAATTTCTTTTAAAACAGGAATCAATCCGGAATGGTGAACGGCAACACCTTTAGAAAGCATTGCTCGAATCATCCATACTTGGCTTAACTGCATTCCTTGTTCTCCAAGATATTTACGAACATAGAAATCAAATAAGTTGATACATTGAGTTTGTTCTTTACCATCTAACCATGAACGTTGAATCATCTTTGCAAGTCTTTCACAACCTTTTCTTGAAAATTGGAAGAATAGTGCTGGAAATAATTCTCTTTCGCTCAAATTGTCTAAGAATTTGATAAGAGTTGTAGTGTCTGATGGTTTATCCTTTAATCGAACAGTCTTAGATTCCTTCCATATGTTAAACATTGATTTGTAAGCATGTTCGTCAAAATTATGGTCGCCTTCTAACACTTGTTTATATTCACCATTCCAATAAACTTGGTGTACAAGAGGAACTGGGCGTACATTTGTTGAAGTCATAACACACGGTTTTTCTTTGATATCTTCAACCCACTTTGAAAGATTATCTGCGCCTGGTAAAGTAGCACTTAGCATTACAAGAATGATGTTCTTAGGAATCATCGCAATAGTTTGTTCATAAACTGTACCTCTATTAGCATCTCTCAAATAATGTGTTTCGTCAATTACAAGCGTTCCAACATCTTCAAAGTATTCAATATTTGTATATAACAGATTACAAATAATTTCTTGCGTAGCAACCAATATTTGTGCATCTGGATTTACCTTAATATCACCAGTTAAAATACCAACACATGAACCGGAAAACTTCTTTTGAAAATCACCATATTTTTGATTGCTGAGCGCTTTTATTGGTGTTGTATAAATAGCTCGTTTACCATTCTTAATTGCATTCGCAATTGAAAACTCTCCAATACTACTTTTCCCAGAACCGGTATGTGATAATGTTAAAACATTATGTCCTTTTAGAATAGCATCTATAGCATCTATTTGAAATCCATCTAATTTATAAGGAAAAGATAACACTTCTTCTATATATTCCGGATTCATATTTTTCAACTTAATTATTTTTTGTAAAAAGAGAAAGTCATATATCATTTTTATGACTTAACTGGTATAGAATTGAATTATAGATAATGAAGATTCTATTGATGGTACCCAAATATACAGCACAGTTTATTATAGGCAATATTCTTAAATATATATTTATAATAATTGGACCAGCTGGTATAAAAATTGGGCAAGTATTAAGTCATCGTTCTGATATATTTTCAGAAAATATATGTAATATATTATCTGGTTTAACTAATAATGTACCTGGGTTAAGTAATAAGGAAGAGAAATTTATGCTTGAATATGCAAAAAAAATTGTAAACTATGATAAAAAACCTTTAAAACTTGGAGCTGGATGTGTAGCAGTTACATATTTGACAACTGTTAATAATGAAAATATTGTAATAAAGATAAAAAGACCCAATATAGAGAAAAAATTAGAAACCTCTTTTTATATCATTTATAATTTATTAACCCTACTTTCTAAACTTGGATTTATAAACTTAAATGAAAAAATATACAAAATAAAGGATTCTTTGTTAAAACAAGCTGACTTTGAGTTTGAATTATGTGAAATAGAGTATTTTCATAACAAATACTCCAATTCAGAGATGTTTAAAAAAATTAAAATCCCAAAACCATATAGACATTTATCTAATAATAATCTTATTTGTCTTGAATATCTAAAAGGTAAATGTTTAGATGATATAGATTCCGAAATTGAAAAAACAAATATGGCAGACATTCTTTGGAATTTTGCTTTTCATAGTTCATTTATAGATGGTCATTGGCATTCGGATCTTCATAAAGGTAATTTAATATGTTTAGGTGATAAACTTGGTATTATTGATTTTGGTATAACTGGGTGTTTGAAAGGATTTGAAAAGAGTATTGTTTTAAACTATAATTCTCATATATTGAAACAAGAATGGAAAATGGCAGCTCGTTTATATGTAAGGAAAATGACAAATAAAACAAATATAAGTTCAACAGAATCTGATTTGTTTATTTCAGATATAGCTATTATTCTTGAAAAATATTTTGGAAAATGTTGTCCAGATATGATTGGGAGTGTATCTGCTATTGATAAATGTTCAAGAAAACACGGAACCAGGTTTAATAATAGGTATGCTAAATTTGAAATAGCCTTTTCAACTATGGCCGGAACTATGATAGAACTTGGTTACAATAACATTTATACTTATATGCAAAAAAAGATGATTTCCAAATAGTTAGTTCTGGACATCATACTCTAAATAGTGAACATTCAATGATGTTTGTCTTCCAATTCTTTGAGCCCTTCCAATAACTTGAGTTTTCAAATCTTCTGTTCTAAATTGATGATATATAATAATATCTGTTGTTCTTTGAAGATTAAGACCTGCCCCAAAATTATGTACATTAAGCATTAGTATCTTAATCTCCCCAGATTCATATTTCTTAATATTTTTCTGTTGTTCATCAATACCTCCTTTCAAAACTTTGAAAGGAATCATTCTTTCTGACAATTTATAAGAAATTCTTTGAAATGAATTATCATATTCTGAGAAAATCAAATATCTAGAATTATGTTCCATATTTCCAATCATTTTGAGTATAGTATCTGTTTTTGATAACAGTTCTGGTGTTTTAGGATTATTATTTATCTTAATCTTCTTATCAACATGAACTGCTGATTCAATATGAAGTGAATTTGTGTGTATATTTGATTTACACATTGGACATTTATTATTAGAAGTTTTTAAAGCCATTAAAATACACTCAAAACAGAAGGATTTATGACAACAATCTGTAATAGCTCGTGGGTCTGACACATTATCTAAACAAATTGGACAATTTTCAGATACTGTAACTCTATCTGTAATTGACTTAATCTTATTTTCAAATTCCCTTAATTTTGTTTCATGTCTTTGAATTCTATCTCTTCTATCAGATTCACTAATGTTTCTAATTTGCATTAATCTATTAATTTCCAATTTTTCATTATGGACTCTATTTTTATAATTTTCGATCAATGAATCCAATATACTGGATTCTGATTTGGCATTTATGTTTAAAATTTCCATTGCTCCTACTACATCATTTGCATGTAATCTTGCTAAAGCTTCTGTTGGTAAATTATTACGTATTTGCCTGTCAAACAAATAAGCCGGAGCTTTACATTTGATAAATTTTTCAATATATGGTGGTAATCTCAATGATTGGTCAATTACATGATTTTCACTTTTAATTACAGCCAATTCATTTGGATTCATACGATCATAATAATATTCTCCACCCATAATATGTCTCAACCATTGCCTATTAGAATACAATATATCATTTGGAGTTGCACAAATAAACCAGCAAAAATCGGATTTTAATCTATTTTCAGGCAAAACAAATGTATGGGGTTCATCAACAATAATTCGATTCCATTTAATTTTGTGCATATCTCGCCAAGTTGTACCCGCAAGATAGCTTTGGTTATGTGTTGTTGAATTCATAATAGGAGCATCGTGCAACACTTTGCATAAATTTCTGTACATTGTATTTGAAATAAGAATAATAGGTAGATCTTCATTTGGACTTGAATTACTCAAATCCGTATTTGTAATACTATCTTCACGTTTTTGATACTCTTTAATATCTTCAATCAACTCTAATACCAGTCTTTTTGTATTCACTTTCTTAATATCTAATCCAACATCTTTTGTTAACGTATCTTCCCATTGATTTATCAAACCGTGTGGTACAATAATTAATGTGGTTTTTATGTTTAAGTAGGTATTTCTTTGATTGTTACTAAGTCTTGATACCATAACATGATTTGTAACTTGTTGAGGTATTATAAATGCTGGACTTGGATTTTTATTAACACTCAATAATGTAGCCATTGCAAGAGTTTTTCCGGAACCAACTTTATCAGAATAAATTCCAAAATTTGTTCTCAATTCTCTATTAATATCAGTTCTAACTATTTTATGAGTATTTTCAATTTCTCTCATTTTCCATATTGCCTTCTTTTGATGTTTAAACAATAGAATTCTTAGTTCTTCCGGTTGATTTATTTCTTGATCATCAATATTTATTATTGAAAATAATCTTGTGCGACGTCCATTACTGCTGTAAATAAATGAGTTAGACATATTAATTGTGCTTATTTTACTAATAAATAAACAAAAGTGATTCATTTTTTTTTGGAAAAATGAATCACTTTTTACTAAATAATATATATGCCCTTAAATCTAAAATGTATTTAAAACCGCTTAAGTTACATAACAGTTTCAAAACTTTTATTATCAATGGGTTTAGAAACAACAGATTCACATATACACAAGTAGTATATGGTGTAAATATTGATAAATGTGATGGAACTTCAATTTTAGATGGATTGAATTATATTAAAAAACATTATGAATGCAATTTATTGAAACATCTAACTTTACCATATACCAAGTGTGTTTCATGTTTTTCAAATTCAGATTGTATAAATTGTAGTATGAACATTAATGGAAAAAATTTATTAGCATGTAATACTAATATTAAAGATATTAATGAAATTTACCCAATAAGTCCTTGTCCATCAACTAATAATGAAATTAGTTTTGAAAATAATACTTATTTTGTGAATTCTAAATATGGATTATTTGATTCTGAAATAGAATATTCCAAAAGAATTTGTATGTGAATATTATGGTAATGATTTTTAAAGTATTCCTTTATTTGTCGTATGTGTGTAATGCTTTAAAAACTGGAAATACTTTTTCTAATTCAAAACCAAAGATATTGACAGCAAAACAAGAAAAGTATTCACAATTATTAGAAGATAAAAAAATAAGTCTTGTTGTTGTACACGGACCAGCGGGAACTGGTAAAAGTTGGTTGGCAGTAAAAACTGCTATTGAAAAGTTAAAAGATAATTCAGTAAAAAAAATTGTATTAACTCGTCCAATTGTTTCAGTTGAAGATGAAAATCTTGGTTTTTTACCTGGGAATATAGATGATAAAATGAATCCATGGATACAACCCCTTTATGATATTTTTAATGATGAAAAATCAAATAAAAATATTGATATTAATTCTTTAGTAAAATCTGGAAAAATAGAAATTATCCCAATCGGATTCATGAGAGGTAGAACTTTTACAGACACTTATGTTATTGCTGATGAAATGCAAAACAGTAGTCCTCTTCAAATGAAAATGATTTTAACAAGAATGGGTGAAAACTCAAAAATAATTGTTACAGGAGATTCAAGTCAATGCGATTTAAAAATCAAAGAAAATGGTTTGATTCATTTCCTAAAAGTTATAAATAATTACTTCAAAAATAAACATGAAATATATAACAACGGTATTGGAATTGTTAAGCTAGATATAAAAGATGTAAAACGTAGTCCTTTGGCACAAACAATACTTGATATATATTCTTCACCGTCTCCAGAACTTGAAGATAATCAAACAATTATGCCCGAATATTTATCGAAACCTGTACAAACTAATTGCGATTGTTGTTGTGATGAGTCAGATGAAAACACGTGTAGTTGTTTGCATTGTGGTAGGGGCGTCTAATTTAAAGGCTATTTATTTGATTTATAAAACCAAATAAGACTATTAGTCAATATATAATTATAGTACATAACATATGAATTATCTAAATGCGATCAAGAAGACCGCTGCTTCCCATAATTCCCCAATAGAACCACATATAAAATCAATTAATAATGAAGTTGTTTTAACAAATGATGAAAATTATTTAAAAAATGTTGAAGATTCTTTTATAAGTGATTTATTACCAGAATTGATAGATATGTGTAATTTTTTTGTTGAAGAAAGTCTTAATATGAAAAATCCTATTCTTATGAAACATCATTATGGTCAAACAAATTTTGTATCTGAAATAATGAATTTATTCCAAGAAAATGCTTATGTAAATATTATTGAACAAGAGGAAGAAGAATCTGAATTAGAAGATGAACTTGATCCAATTGATATTTATAATGTAATTCCAAATGATAAATTTTGATTTTTATTAAGCGCTAATAAATGTAATATTAGTTTAAATAAATCATGATATGTGTTGGATTAGATGAAGTTGGGAGAGGTCCCTTTTTTGGTTCACTTTTTTGCGGTGCTGTAATATGGAATAATGATAAAGAATTTGATGAACCTGAATGTGGCTTTCCAAAATCTTGGGATTCAAAAAAGATTAGTGCAAAAAAAAGAAAAATATTGTCTAAATGGATAAAAGAAAATGCTATTTGTTGGGCGATTGATTCTGCCACATCAGAAGAAATTGATAAATATAATATTCTTAAAGCAACAATGATGACTTTTCATAAAACTTTGGATAAAATAACTGTTCCTTTTGATATGATTTATGTTGATGGTAATCGATTTGAACCATATTGTGGTAAACACGATTTTATTCCACATGAATGTTTTATAAAGGGAGACGATACTCATATATGTATTGGAATGGCCAGTATAATTGCTAAAGTAGCCCATGATGAATATATTGAATCTTTATGTGATGAAAATCCAGATTTAGATGAAAAATATGGATTAAGAAAAAATATGGGATATGGTACAAAAGCTCACATTGATGGAATATTAAACCATGGATTTACAAAATACCATAGAATGAGTTTCAAAATAAAGCAAATACCAAGCTCTTATTATGAATCTTTCCAAAAAAATAGAAATAATAATTGAGAAAATTTATTTTGTTTTATTAATTATAATGAACGTTCAACAAAAACTTATAGCTACTTTTGTTACTGCTGGAATTTTAATTGCGATTTCAATTTCAATTCAATATATAGATGCTGAAAATCTGAATAAGGATATGATCAAATATGTTATCGGTGGATTATTACTTTTAACTTGGATATTTTTTGTATTTATTTCAGATTTGTATATGATAATCGGACAATTATCTAAAAGAGTTGATGCGTATCAATCTCAACTTCATTCAAAAATTATGAAAAGATATGTTGAAGCAGAAAATCAATGTGGCAAACAAATAGCTTAATTATTATTAAGACATAATAAATATATAGAAAGTTATAAAGTTATAATATATGAAAACAAGGAAAAGAACTAAGATACCAAAAAAAACATTTACTAAAAGAAAAGCTACCACCTGCAATCATTTAAGTCCACAAGTTCTTAATCTAATTGATGAATATTGGGATCTTGTTATTGAATATCAAACCAAACAAGACAGATTTAAACAAGCTTTCAAAGATTCTATTAAATGGAAAAAAAATTTACCAACTTATTTTGCAATACTTCCAAGAGCCTTCCCTGTATTTGATAAAGCAAATGTAGCTAATATAAATAATCCAGTACAACAAATTCAAAAAGGTATTGATGATTTAAGAAAGGATTTATTGGTTATTAATAAAGAATTTTCCCATATACATTCTATATGCGAAGTTGAATCAAGAAATAAATACGGTTTGTTACATACATTACCAACTAAAAAAATATGTTTATTTGAGTCTGTTTATCCTAATATTAGAAAACAAATTGCTATTTCAAAGGACGCGTTAAAGCAAACAAAAAAATCGAGTCTTAACAACAATAAAGTAATTAATAAATCTTCTAAATCAAAAAAAGTCCGATTTTCAACTAAGAGTACCTATATCTATTCTATCTAATATATCTGTATATTCATTTGTTATTTTATTAACACTATACTGACAAACTGCCATATTTGTTTCGGAATTTTTCCATTTATAAACATTTTTTGTTCTAAATCTATTTGTATCTTTTATTTTTGATATATTTATCTTTCCACGTTTTACGCCAACGTGATTTTTTGAACTTATCTTAATATTCAAATCAACAGTGAAAAACATTGTGTCTATATAACAATTATCAAATAAAATACCAATAGCTTTTATTTGAATAGTTCTCAAATTTTTAATTCGAATAATTATGTTATTATTTATATCATTCTTAGTATAAGGCATTCTGTTTTCATTTATATAGCCACTATAATTGTAACCATCTTTGAATAAATATATATCTTTTCTTTGAACAGAACCATTTTTTTTGATTAATTTAAATACTTTACCTATATAAATAGTCGTCCCTTCTAAAATATTTACAAGTTTATGTTCTTCTTGTGTTCTCGGTAGTTCTGATATTTGTGTGAATATTTCTAATTCATGTGTTCCAAATTCTATTTTTGATTTTCTACTCAATTCATTCAACATTATATTCTCTTTTGAAAGAATACTTATTCTATCCAAAATATTTGAAAAATAATTTGTTGTTTTATTCAATGTTATTTCATATAAGGACTTATTTGTTTGCATAGTTTCCCATTTATATACTTGTGGAGAATCATTTCTATTTATATCTGTATAACCAATCATATCTATAGATACATTACCTGGTAAAAATATTTTTCTTGAATTTCTAACAAATCCAGTATGATTTTTTGAGTCTAACATAGAATAATCACCACTATTAACACTAAAATACAAAGTATGGATATACTTATTGTTGAATTTTGGATCAATTGCTTTTATTTGTATTGATCTATCACCAATATCTTCATTAAATTGAATTTCTATATGGTTTTTAATATTATTTTCAGTATATGGTATTCTATTTTTATCGTATTCTCCTATTTCATTATATCCATCACTAAATAAGTATATACTAGTGTTTGATAAATCACAAAACAATCTACCAATATAAATACTTGCATTTTTTACATATTTTAAAGATTCAAAGATTTTATCGTATACAAAACCTCTTGTTCCAAATTCTACTCTTGGTATTAACTCACATTCTGGTTCTGGCTCCATAATTTCTGGTTCTGGTTCTGGCTCTGATTCCATAAACTCTGGCTCTGGCTCTGGCTCCATAAACTCGGGTTCTGGTTCTGGTTGTGGCTCTATTAACAAACTTATTCCATCCAAAATATCATTAAATCTGTTACTAATTTTATTAATTGTAAATTTATATAACGATAAATTTGTCTGAACTGCAGACCATTTATACACTAAAGGACCAAATCCACTTTTATCACCGTTAATCAAACTTATTGATATGGTTTCTCCATCATAAGTGCTTACACGACTATGATTGTAGGATTTCAAATTAGAATAAGTGTCGGCTTTAATTGTAAAAAACAAAGTATGAATATATTTATTCATAAATTTATTTCCTATACCTCTTACTTGAATTTTTATATTCTCTGGTATATTACTATCTTTTTTAAACTGAATTTTCAAATGATTATTTATATTTCCATCTATATATTTTGTCTTAAATCCGTGTATTTTTCCACTATTATTGTAACCGTCTGTAAACAAAAATATTTCATTGTTTAAAATAGTTAACTCATCTGATTCACTAATATCATATAATATTCCAACAAATTTACTTGTATTATTTATAGACCAATGTCCGGATTCTTCTGATGATAAACTATAATCATTAGTTCCAAAAATAATCCAAGGTTCTATTTTTTCATTATATGTAATGTGTCTCCTATTATATCTAATTGATTTCGGTTTTGACATTATATAAGATTTTGAAGATAACTCCGGTTTTGACATTATATACTTGGTAGTTCCGTATTTTACTTCATCATTATTAACATAAGATGGAATATTTTCATATGATTCTTCTTCTAATAATGATGATGTTTCTGTGAATCTATTTAGCTCTTCCAACTCATATTCTTCATCTGAAATCAATTTTTCTTCAATATCTGATTGAAATAATTCCAGTTTTAAATCATTTACTGTCTCTGTTTGAATTGTGGGAAGTGCTGAACTATAAGTTGTTGTCAATTCTATTGGTTCCATATATTCTTCATTATACAAAAGACCCAATTCTTCATAATTTATAACTATATCAAAAAATGATATATTTCTAATATCCAAATTCCCTACACTAAAACGATCTTTTACTTTACTTAAATTTGTACTACCCCTATTCCCTATACTAAAATATGAATCATTTTCATCGTTATTAAAACTTCCATTTATTTGGCCCGTATATTCTAAATATTCTAAAGAATTATCCGTAGTCGAATCTTGTATTTTTTTATCAATATACAATTTTACATTTCTAATATTTACAGTATTATTGTATTCAAACAATAAACAAATATGATGCCAATTATTATCACGTAAATCACAAGATGGAATAATATTGCTTTTATTAATTGAATATTCTCCATTTGAATTTCTAAATTGAATAGTCAACTTTCCTAAATCGGTTGTTTCATCGGCATCCTGATTTAATGCTATATTTATAAAGCTTAATCCATTTATAGTATTGTTATTATTGAATAAATAAATTAATCTGTTTTCAGTCGGTTTTATCCTAACCCATACAGAAAATGTCCAATTTGTATCTAAATCAAAATTATTAGTATCGTTAATAAACACAAATCCACTATTTGTTGTCATAAATTCTGGATCATCTGTGGTTAATTCGTTACTTATTTCTATATAGTTTTTGTCTAAATCATATTTTTGATTTAATAAAACACCATAATAAGATTTTATTAATGCAAATTGTGAAGATTCAATAAAATTTACTAAAGAATCTGTATATTTACATAACAAACTTTTACTAATTATTTCTCTACCTTCTGGTACTGTCCAAATAAAATCTATTTCCATGCTATCTCTAATTTGATTATAAGTTCCATGATTATAATAAGTTAAAATACCATAGTCTTTTAATAAATTTCCATTTGAATCTCTTGTTATTAATCTAACATTTCCAGTATCTACATTGTCTTCTAAACTACCAACTATACTCAATCTATAATTTTTATTTCTATATACTGGTAATTTAGCTATACCTATCCATCTATTTATACCATCTTTTTCTGATTTATAATAAGTATCCAAGGATTTATCAATCGATTTATTAGAACCATGACCAGATATACTACTACTTACATTTACTCTATCAAAATTTATAAATTCACTATTTGTTGTATTAAGTATTGGATTTTCTAAATTAAAATAGATTCCGGGATTGAATAGCGCAAAGCCATCTGATTCAATTGTTCCAAATGAATAATAGTTTATCAAATCAGATTGTGAATTTATTGGACCGAATAATTCACTATAATCTATTTTTTCACCTAAACAATCTATTTCTAAATCGTTTATTATAACATTTTTACTTTGTTCTTCTAAATTTTTTACATTATAGTATACCTTTTCATTATTGATATCTATATTATTAATGCTATTTGATTTCAATATTACTAGGCCAAAAGCTATGTAATCATTGTTATTATCTATTTTATGCGTTAATGAAGCCGATTTTACTGAATACTCTTCATATTGTTTTAAAACTTCTGTAGCAGATAAAACCTTATTATATATTTTAAACTTAGTTAATACTGAATCCGGATTAGAATCACCTAGTCTTTTTCCTGATTCCCAATTACCTCCAAGACTAATCATTTCTGGTGTTTCTAAAAATAATGGAAACTTTCTTTCTTCAAGTGTTGTATTTTTGTCTAAGAATCCTAAATCTTTTGAAAATGGTTGACCATTTATATATATTGATGCACCATATCCATCTTCATGTATTATCCATACTAAATGTATATTCGATAATTTTGTATCAAAAGTTTGCCTATATTGCCAATCATTAGAATTGTTAGTCCCAGACGTTCTTACAATTAAATCTATAATATTTCCATTATTAGAACGAATTATACGATACCATTGACCATCGAAAAATGTTTCATTTCCCATATAAAACAAACAAACATCATTAGTACTTGTACTATTATCATTAAATATATATGACATCTCATAGCTCATACCAGGACCAATTGGTATTGATTCTAAAGTCAAATATTCAAAATTAGTAAATGTATATGGTAAAGAATGTTCGATGACCTTCTCCTCTTCTTCATTATTTTTAATAAACAAAGGGATTGAATAGTAATCAATACCTATATTACCAATATTCCAATAATATAATAATTGCCATGGTTCTGAATAAAAAATTATTTCTTCAATATCTAACTTTTCACTATTTACTAATTTTTTAACTACTATTGCAAAATAATTGTAAAAATCTATATTATTATCTAAATAATATATTGATCCATTATTTTTGTTTTCTTTTGTTACTGGAGAAGCATTTATAACATCCAAAATCTCTGTCCAATCAAATCTATCTGTGGAACCATATATTTTGAAATCTTTTGGACCATTTTCGATTTTTTTAGAAATTATTTTTAATGAATTCAGTTTTATCTTTTTGGAAGAAGTCTGCTCATTTGGAGGATATATTTTATATTCTCCTAAATCAGTATTATATCCAACCCGACTTGTACCATCCGTCGAATATGAATAATCTGGTCCATTATAACCAATCTTAGAAGTTGTTATTTCTATTTTGTCAATAGATACACAATGTATTATATCAGATATTGGTATATTTTCATTTGATGGGGGGTTATTTGGTGGTGTATTGAGAAAAGAATAAATTACATTATTCGTTTCAATAATATTCGTTTCAATAATATTAGCACTATTTGATCCGTTATAATAAATAGCATTAGTAAAAACAAGTCCGTAATATTTATAAGATACGTTTATATAGTTTAAATTAATATTATATCCATTTGCATCAATTTGGACTTGGGTTGTACCTGCAATAAAAGTCCATGAAATATTATCATTTGATCCATAGTATATTATATCGTAAACCATATTTTCTGAACATACCAGTTTTATATTACTAACAATTCCTTTTTGGGGAAGTTTTATTGTTAAATATTCACCATAATGAGTCGCATGTCCTCCAGACTCTAATCCAAGATTAGCGTTTCTCACATAACTACCATTTGTAGTAAAACTTTTTATACTTTTCCATTTGTTATTTGTATATAACACATTTTTACTATAATTATTATTATTATAAAATCTCAAATCACCAATAATTACAGAAAATTCATTGTTATTATTAGCATTAATACTTTCACGAGTTTTCAAAATGAATAATCTATATTTTTTATAAAGTCCCGGATTATCAACATAAAACTCTGAATATGGCTTTTTTTCAATGTTTATTTTGTCTAAATCTTCAAATGTATCCCAACTTTTATGTTTTGTATATTCAAATACACTATGTATTGTAGTCCAAGTTAAACCATCATCATTTGAACCTTGAAAATGCCAATTTGTAGGCATTTTATACAAATAATCTGTCTTTTGTTGTTGTTCATCTAATTTTACACTATCTTCTTTATTTTCTTCTGATGAAATTAAACCTGCAACCCACATTCTGTATTTTATTATCATTTTTCCATCATTGGGTATTTCAGATAAAACTATTTTTGCACTATTATTTTCCGAATTTAATTCAAATTTATGATAGTCGAATGCCGCAACAAGATTGAATTTACCCATCATAGCATGCTGAGTCACAGTACAATAATAGTATATTGAAGATGAAGCAGAAATGCCATTTAAATACATTATAAATGATTGTGAACCACTAATACCCGAGTTATGATTACCATCTCCACTAAATGTTAAAGTGCTTGATGCTTGTTTATATCCAGTATCACTAATATAGAAAGGATGACTTGTTGCTTCACCAAGTCTTCTAAACTCATAACTATACGCAGCCATACATAATTCATATACTGGAACTGTTCCTTCCGAATCAGAGAAAAAGTTATAAAACCCAGAAACTCCATAAGTACCGTTATGGTTACCACCATCTACATATATAACTGTTGGAGCTGGTGCTGGTGCTGGTGCTGGTGCTGGAACTGTATCTCCAGCTGAAGATCCAGATTCAGCATCAGCTTCACCTCCAGCACCAGCTCCAGCTCCAGCTCCAGCTGAAGATCCAGATTCAGCATCAGCTTCAGCTCCAGCACCAGCTCCAGGTCCAGCACCAGCTTCAGCACCAGCTTCAGCATCAGCTTCAGCATCAGCTTCAGCATCAGCTTCAGCATCAGCTTCATCTGCTTCTGGAGCTGATCCTTGTTCATAAGTGAATTGAGCTTCCATAGTTGAATGTATTGTACAATAATAGGTTATTGAATAATTTGTTGAATAGTTGTTTAAATTCATTATAAAGGATTCCTGATCAGTAATACCAGATGTAGGATTACCATCTCCTGAAAATATTAATTCATTTGATCCTGTATTGTATTCCCCCCTAATATAGAATGGATGTGTATTAGTGGTATTATTTACTCTTTTAAATTGATATATTTCATTTGATTTGAATATTTTTGCTTCCACTTCAGAATTACCCTCTTCATCTGAATAAAATCTATAATATGGTTCTGCATAGTCTCCCTCACCTACATATATAACTGTTGGTTGTGTAATTGTTACTTCTTGAGATGGATCTGGAGCTTGTGCTGTATCTTGATCTGTTTCTCCTACTTCTGAACCTGGAGCTGGAGTTGGGTCTGAATATGAGTCTGCCGCTTCTGAAGCTGGAGCTGGTGCTGGTGCTGGTTCAATCGGCACTTGAACATAATCTGTATTTGTTTCTGTATCTGCTTCTGGAGCTGTAGCTGAAGCTATATCTGTTTCTGTATCTGTTTCTGTATCTGCTTCTGAATCTGCTTCTGAAGCTGAAGATTCAGCTACAGCTGGAGCTGGAGCTGGAGCTGGATCTTCAGCTGGAGCTGGAGATAGTTCTGGAACATAATCTGACTCTGAAGATGAGGATTGATCTTCTGAAATATCAAAAATTATTGTAGTATCCATATCTGGCATTTTATACGTTATTGTTTCTATTTTGGAATATTCGTCATTATAAGACGAAGAGTTAACATTATATTCTTTACCATCAAGAGGATGAATCAGTTTTTCTTCTAAATACATACTACCAGCCGAATATTCATAATACGGTGAATCATCTTCTTGTATAATTTCTTTAGTACCATATACTTTAAAAGATGATGGATATGAAAAATTTTCTAAAATACTTGTATTGTTTGAATAATCACCTATTTTTATAGAACTAATTATTTCTTTTGAATCATTTTCTAAATTTATATATTCTCCATAATCAACTTCAGTTATTAATGATCCAAAATATTGGATATTTGTAATAGAATTCAAAATATTAGTCACTACAAATCCAAAATAAGAATATTCTTCAATTATTTTTAATATCTCGTATAATCCATAATCCAAATTAGAATTATTATATTCAATTTTCTCCCACTTTTTTTTATTATTACTACCATAAATGGAAAATTCTAATCCATTGCGCCCATTAGGTCCTGTATTAACAATAAATGCTTTTAGATTTAAAGGTACAGGCATTTCTAATATTATCCATTCACCATAATCATTAACAGGAAATCCATTGTTATCTAATCCAATATTAGAAGTTCCTATATATACACCAGATGTGTCATAATTTTCTATATTCCAAACTTGCAGAGTATCTTCAAAGACTTGTCTACTAAATAATTTGTAAGCATTATTTTCATCCAGTCCATCTGAAATTGTTATTTTATAACCATTTTGATTTATACTATCCAAACTTTCAGTCGGATATTGTGTACCAAATGTAACAATTTCATCATTATTTTCCCAATCATATATTTCTGCATCACTATTTTTTCTACCAATACCATAGCTTTCCCACCAATGTATTAAAATTTCTCCACTCCATATTTCATTTCCATTATTTCTTAATTGTTTTACTATATATATAGTGTTTCCCCAATTTGAATTACTTATTTTTGGAGTACCATACCCAAATGCAGATATGAAACTATCTTTATTAATATAAAAATATTTTCCATCTTCCGAATCAATTGGATTATAACCGTTGTCTTCAACTGTATATTTTTCTAAAAATTTAACTTCAGAAAGACATACCCTATTAAAGAATGCATATTCTGATAAATAGTTATAATGACCTGTTTCAGATGCATCAGAATTATCTTCTGATGCTATATTTACTTCATTTTTCCATACAAAAGAATCATATGTTGGTAAAGAATCATTACTTGTAATAACCAAAGAATATATATCATAAGAAATATTGTTATCAAAACTAAAATTTGAACCATTATGTGATATACTTACTCCATTTTCTGAATGAATCTCAATCCAATTTTCCTCATCTGTTCGTGTCATAAACTCCCATTCTGCAGTTTCTTGTGTATATGAACCATCAATATAATGTGTTAATATAGGACTTTCTGCTAAAATAGTTGTTTCGTTACTATCAAATAATCGTACAATTGCTGGACTGCTTGGATTGGCTTCTTTATATCTTCCTGTAACATATATTCTATATGAAGCATTGGAATCTAAAGTAACATCTGCTTTCCACCAAATATTATCATTTGAACTTCCGTTTCCATTGCCTGATTGAGAGTGCCAACAATTATCCAAATTACCGTCAATTGCTTTATCTGCTGTATTCGAGCCAGTGTATGAAGATACAGTTGGATTAGTTAAAATAATATATTCTTCAGTATTTATGTTTTGTAGTTTGATTTCAGCTATAATTAGATAGTTTTTCGACGACTCCGCCCAACCAATTATTTTAAGCTTATAATTTTTTGGATTTATAGGTTTTTTCTTTCCAAAAATCTTAAAATCTTTTCTAAATGAATTAGAACTCACAAAATCTATAACAGAATTTTCATATGTATATGCAAAAATATACCAATCTCCAATATAACTTATATCATATTCATGAAGATTATTACCATTCATCCAAAAGCGTACTTTGGAAGATGCTTTATCAACTATAATCTGAAGTAAATTATTGTTAAAATAATATGAGTCACTTGATATAATTTTTTCACCAGAAGCATCTTTTACAAAACAATTAGACCCATTTGCTTGAAATTTGAATTCTTCTATTACTTCATCATTACTTGTTTGACTTGAACCAGTAGAATATTGCCCAATCCCACTACCACTATCACTTAAAACTATGTTCGATTTGCTACTCCTTAGACCAACAGTCCAATTATTACCATTTTTAACTGTAAAGCTTACCTGATTATGTATATTTGTGTTGCTTTCAAAATAATTACTACTATTATTTCCTTGATTGTCTGAATTTTTTGGATATATTATTTTTCTTTCATTATCCCAAATATATGTTAAATTGGTATGTTGCTCATTTTGCGAAATTTCTAATTCACCTACACTTGTTATTTTAATTTCATTAATTGTTGCTGGTTGAGATAATTCTAATTCTAAATATTCACCATAATTGCCTAAATTATCTTCAACTTTCCAATCTTCTTCAGTTTCTATTCCAATATACTGAATTTCTACTATTTTACAAGAAGATGAATTAACTGTTTTATTTATTAATAAATTGAAATGTTTGTAAGAAGAAGAAATAGAAGTTAATTGATACAAAGTTCCATTTCTATTATATAAACTATTACTAAGTCCAGCTGGATTAGCATTCTCAATACTTAACAACTCTTCCCATTGATGATTTGAATTTGGTATACCCAAATCGTTACTACCATAAACTTTAAAATCACATGGAGCTGAGTCTAAATTTTCATTATGTGCAACAATTATAATTCCCCATAACACTATACTTTTTGGTAATTCATAAGAAATCCATTCCCCAGATTCCAAAATTCCACCAGAACCATCTTGACTTGAATAATAATAGGAACTACCAACGAATGTATTTGAAGATTCCCAAATAGTATCATTATTTCCATCAAAAACATGAAAAGAGGAAGAAGGATTTGTAGATGAAAAACAAAAATTTAAGCCATGTTCACTATTTTGCGAATTACTTGCCATTTTTACATAAGGATATTGTCTGGCATAAACAATTATTTGATCACCAATATTCCAATCGTGGTTGGTTATTAACGAACCAGTCTCTTCATGATAACGACCATATAAATAATCTATCGAATTTGGATTTATAACTACAATAGATCCTTGCCTTATTTCTTGATTATTTCTTACTTGTCTTATCCAATAAATATTTCTATTATTATTTTCGTCAGATGTGGCAAAGGCGTCAAAGGTTGATATCAATTCACTTCTATTTTCAATTTTGAAATATCTTCCACTATTGCCTATTGTAAGTGAATTCTCATAATTATTTGTAAATCTTGTATATAAATAATCAATTCCACTTGAATCAATTATTTGATTATATATATTAAAATCTGTTATTATAGAACCTGGACTTGAATAACTTAAATCCCTTTTTGTACCACAAATTAGTTTAATTTCACTAATTTCTAAATTATAATAACCTTGATTATTAGTAAATATTAATCCATAATATTTGTATTTTTCAATTTTATCAAAAATAAAATATTTACCATCATTAGTAATATTAGTATTTTCCTCATTGTGAATAATATCCCAATTTTCAGTATTATTATTTCTTACATAAATCTTGAATTCTTCTGAAGGCATACATAAAAATTTTATATCTTCAATTTCTACAACTGTTGCCGCAAAATCATTAGCAATATTAAGTTCTTCTATTACCAAAGCAAAAGATGAATAAGCTTTTTCCGTAGGACTATCTAACTCCCATGTAGTTCCACCGTCAGGTATTGTTCCGGGTATTGTATTATTTTGTGCAATTAATTCTTCCCAATGACTGGAATTTGTTTTTCCATAAACTTTCCATTTTTTGGGAGAAAATTGTTCACCATTTGAACTTCTACTTATTTTTATTCCTTTTAATTTACGAGAATAAGGCATATTGAAAATAATATATTCACCATCAGCAGTAGCATTACCACTGGAATCAATACCCAAGTTAGTAACTTCTCCTTCTGTATTGGGAAAGCCATTTATATATGAATTTAATGCACTTGTCCAAATAAATCTGCTAATTGCACTACTTGCATCATCATTAAACACGTATTCCGGTTTGAAATAAATAATTTGTTCACCTTGAAAATAATCTCTTTGACTTGATGCAGAACAAGAATAATAATTATTTTGTATATTCCATAAACTTAATTCTTCTACATAAGAAGGATCAGTATTAGAATCTGAATCTAAGGTGGCTTGTGTTGGTTCATTATAAACACCTTCTAATGAATTTTTTTTGATAAAAATACCAGTTAATGATTCTTGGCTATCAAATTCCATTATTAAATATTCTCCAGAATGGTCACCTAGTTTTGAAATTCCTTCATAAATACCAGATTCTCTTTTATAATTTTTTGAATCTTGATCATTATTTTCGGTAGTTAACCATAATGTATTACTATTATTATCAAAAGCATTTACTGGATTTCCAGAAGAAGCAAAAACATATTTTGGATTTTTGTAATTTAATAGATCAAATTTATTGATATTTTTCAAATAATTAGTATTCAAACCACCTATGGTTATATAATCAATATTCCCAATTGAATTTGAACTTACACTATTTTCATTTGATATTGAAGCTAATATATTTTGTCCATCACAAATCATCGAAACATCATTATTAATAGTATCTATGATAAATACAAAATGTGTTTGTATTCCAATATTCAGAGGCAATATTGAATTTCTCCAAGTAAGTATATTATTACTGTTTTCTTCTTTTATCCAAGAAAATAATAATGATAATTCATTTTCGGAGTTAAATTCTAACTCTAATTTAAAATTATTTTTTTGACTAGAGTCTATAATATTGAATATTGTACATGGACTTAATGGATTAACAAGTGTTGCGACTAATTCAATTGAAATATTATTCGAATTAATTTCATCTAATATATTTGATTTTATTCTTATTGGACTAGTATTTTCATTAAAAACATATGGGAAAAATATTGAACTGTTTGTTCCTTCTAGTTCTAAATTAAAATCTAAAAAATCAACAAAATAAAAACTAATATTTGCTATAAATGCTGTTTCCTCTGGCTCGTGAGCCGGGATGTCATTTGCGAGAACGCCACTTGCATCAATAATGTTTGTAAATTTTAAATTATAATCACCAGATTCTGTAATATCATAACTATATGATAATTCTGCAAATTCGTGTGTATTTAGTATATGTGTTTCAGTAGTATTGTTGAATTCTATTGTGATTGGCACTTCTCCGTTGTTCCACCTTCTTGCACATAAAAATTTGAGTATATATTTACCTGGGGTATATATAGATATAATTTGACTAATCCATGAATTATATCCTTGTATTCCTATAAAATATGGTATTTCAGAATCAAGTCCAGTTGGGTGATGCCAAGCATTCAATCCATCTTCATTATTATCAATTAAATTAACTCTAGGTCTCCCGAAAGCCCCGGAGCCATCGTTATATTCATTCACAACCCAGTCTTCTTCAAACACAACATCCATAATTCCCCAGTTTACCCATGAGTAAGAGCTATCTCCTTTGGCATTATATCCGTCATAAAATTTTGGATTTGTTATTAAATCAATATCATTTATAACATTAGTTGAATTAGTTGATTCTTCTGGTAAATTAATAGGTATTAATTCTAAAGAAGGTAATATTGTTGGCTTTTTTGTATATACTCCATCTATATTCAAAACTAACTCACTTATACTACTTTTTTCGCCTTTAATTGCTCCATATAAATACCAATTTCCAGTATTCTCTATGTTTATAGTATTATCTTTTCTCTTAAACTGGATTTTCTGACTATGCTTGTCTAAATTTGTTAAACTTGCTTGTAAAGTCCCATTTTTTTGTATTTTTATTTCTCTACCTCCTTTATTAGGAATATTTCCTACAAAATTTTCGCCGTATAGAGATACATTCTCAAATTGAATGCTACCTATATTTGGATTTATATTACAGATTCTATCATAAGATGAATAATGACTTGTCCATCCGATTACTTCTTTTTCATTAGAATCCATATTCAAAAGAGTAACTAGAGAATAAACAGAATCCCAATTTTCAAGTATTTTATTTGTTAATAATAAAAATATTTCTCCATTATTTGCTTCAAAATTCCAAGATATAGTACATTCATTTGGTAAAGGATTTTTGTAATAAAATCTATACAATTCTTCTGATTTGTCTTCATCAAAGTCTTTATTATAGAATATTTTAGTACCAATTTCTGTTTTTTCAAAATTTAAATATGAACTACTATTTTTAGACAAATATTCAAAATCATTCAAAGAAAAAAAATTATCTCCTTTATTATATCTATTTGGGCTACTTTTCCACAGTGTATTAGGATTTCCATCAAAAGCGTAATATGGATATGACTGAATAATTTTGCTAAATTTATCACTTTTTATAAAACTATATACATTATCAGATAATGTTACATTTTTTGAATAATATAAATTTATAAATTCATATTGATTAGATATATTTGAACCATTTTCAAGTTTTATAAACCTACTTGTATTCAATATATTATTTCCCAATTGTGTTATTTTACACATTCTCAATCCCCCTCCTTGTTCAGAAGGTATATTATATCCAATAATAATATTTTTATCAAAATCTAATACCCAATGACTAATAACATTTTTTTCTATAGATTCTTCATTATTATATGTAATCGGTCTAAATTCTAATTCTCCAATATTAATAAAATTACCAGAATCAAATAATATTTCTTCAAAATAATTAAAATTTGAGGAACTTCTTACTATATATGAATCGTTTTTATTAGTATTTAAATTAATATTCGGATGTTTTTTAAATTCCGAATTAATTTGTGGTAAAAATATATTAACTAATTGATTTTTTTTGCTATTCAATAAATTAGCATATCCCTTATAAGAAGATATTGATGAAGCACTACTTATTTCAGGACCAAGTTCTGTGGTTAAAACCTTATTATTATAAAGGGTGTTTTTTGTTTCCCAAAAAGTATTTAAATCAATATCTAATACGTTTTCTGGTTTATTTGTGCCATTAAACGATGACCAATATAAATTATAACTTGTATTAAACAATGGTATTTTTTTTGATTTATATCCTCTAAAAGGTACTATTCTTGTAGTATTTTGTATATTTTCACCAATATTAGTAATTTTTATCATAATTAAATTATTGTCTAATTCAGTCGATATTATATTATTACCATATAAATCATCATAACAAAGATGTTTTATTGGATTATTTATAATACTACCATATTTGTTATTATCATCCATAATTTCACCATTATACTCAAACTCACTTGTGTAAAAAGATTTTAAATTACTTAATTCTTGTATTCTAACATCACTTATAATTATATGTTTATCTTCTTCACTAACTAATTCTATTTGAACAGTTAACGGTTCTATAAAATCAAATTTAGTTACATCTGGTAAAATATTTCTTAAATTCAAAAAATTACTAAGTAATTTTAAATCACCTTCTATCCTATTACGACGACTCGGTTTTATACTAAAAATACGAGGCCCTTCACATCCCTCAAGTATCCAATGAACTTTTATTGAAACTGATATATTATCATCATTCCAATTTTTAAATTTAGTTAACACATTTTGTCTGTTTAATCTTATAAAGTTGAATTTATTAGGATATTTTTCTAATTCATCTAAAGTTGCATCTGAAAATGGCGGTAATATTGTTCTTTCATTCATAAAAGTTCCAAGGGCACTTCTGTCACCTAATATATTTATTTCACTACCATGAAATCCATCTAATATCCAATGTATTTTTACAGGAGTCGATACTAAATTCCAGTTTGGGAATATTTTTACAACATCTTTTGTAAGTTCAATATAGTTGAATATTCCCATTATTTATATAACATATTATCTAAATTCACTAATTAACCTAAATATTTATATAAAACTTTTTTCTAATATTTATCAGCTGTCCAATTAGTTGACTCTCCCGATTTCATTGACAGAATTGAAGCCCTAAATGAAACGTGAGTTTCTTTACCAAAAGCTCTGCTCGCATAATCCTTGGCTGTGCCACCAACCCATAATCCATGTGTCCAATCTTGGGTATAGTCGTCGTCAGCGCTATGGTCTCCTTTTCCTGAAAATGGGTCTTTGCCACTATAGAATGCCCACTCACCATGAACCGAAAATGCTGTTCCTTCCCCAGCACTTGTCAAACGCTTAGATATTTTCATATTATATACCTTCTTATACTTCGTCCAACTTGCACGAGCCATACTAAGACTAAACAATATATCATATCGAGTACTACCACTCACTAAATTATCAATGTTAAACCAGTCTCTCATATAACCACCAGACATCATGCGCACTGCAGCCCAAGAACCATTTTTCTCAATAGTAAAACCCATACTACGCTCTCGCCGTTTTTCCTGATCCCCGGACGCTCCATCAACTAACCCATTGCCATCCTCATGTCCTAAATACCAAATCCACACACCAGTCCCAGAACTTACGCTTTGGGAATTTAAGCAATCTGCTGAAAAATTATACATAATTACATTTACGGTTCCACCATAAAATCGCTGCGCTGTTCCATCATGAGCGTAAAGCAATTTTCGAATTTCGGTACTATTAAAGACTTTTTCAGCCCTGCCGCCCGCATTCCTTTTAGTAATAGTTTCATAATATCTACCAGGATATTTATCCCTTAAACTCTGTCCGGTTGCTAAAGCAACCGACGGATACCAATAATCAGCATCAACAGTTTTAATTTGTATATATCGTGTAAGAGTTACACCACTATCACTTGCAATCTTACGAACTCTGTATACAACAGTAACAGTTTTTGATACACTTCTTGAAATGTTATAAGTACTTTGCGTGAAGGTACTCCCATCTATTTGGAAATCTACTATTAAGTCATTTTGGGGTATTCTATTATCTTTACAAGTCACATCATTTATACTAATTGTTATGTTTGAAGAAGCTTGGTCATAACTTTGAGTTGAACCATTGCTAAAACCATTTCCTAATATTTGTGTATTAACATTGTCTACTATACTTATATATCTAACATTACTAAGGCTTGCATTTCCTGCTTCATCATATGCAACATATCTGATTTGGTATTTTCCTATTTCTTTCGGAAAGTCTGCTGGCGCTTGTGTAAGCCAAGTACTATAATTGCCTGATCCAGGCGAATCCCCAAAAGATGCTTCGTGATTCGGGTTGTAGACTCCAGTCTCACTTTCGAACCATGCGCGGAACTTTATTGTTACTTTGTCATTTCCATAATCATCTGTTGCATATATGTCTCCGGTCGACGACACTTCTTTATTTTGACTACTTGGCAAAAGATACAAATTACTTCTTAATGTATTAAAATTCACACTGGTATCTACATATAAGTCTCCAGGCCAATAATATGTTATTACTCCTGAGTTCCACGGCGCGAAACCACTATCAGTTATAATTGGCGCTACACTATCTGGACCATCAGTTGACACCTCTTCTTTCCAATTCACATTCCTTTTCACACCAAACAAATCTATTATAATCCATTGAAAATAATATGTTATTTTCGTATTCAATCCCTTAGGACTATATAATATTTGATTATTTATATCTTCCTCGGGATTTATCCAAGAATATAATGTATATATATTATCAAGAGTTGTTTTATGATAGTCATCGTTGACATAACTAATATTTTGAATATCATATTTAGTCATACAATAAACAATTCCTGAAATTTTTATTGATTCAAAAGCTAAAATTTCATTATCTACAGAAGAATCTAAAAATATACTAATAAGTCCACCATCATTTGTTATAATATCGGTACTAATTTGTGCTTTTTCGTCATATTTATTTTTATATTTTCCATCAACATTTTTATTAATATCCCAATCTTGAAATTCAAGATTTGGATGACTAACAACACTAACCGAATATAATAGATCTCTACTAGCATTATTATTTACTTTATAAATAGACCCAATATGTATCCAATCACTATTATGCTTAATTATTTTTATTTCTAAATCTATATTATCTATATTTGTGCCATTAATTTCAATATTATTACCACTACACAACTCTGTCTGTGTAGAATTTTCAAATTTGAATATTTTTAGCTGTCCTTTTAGGTAATTATTTGGGGCTGTTTCTGTATCAAATTTTAAATACCATCCTTTATATATACCAGTCTTGTAAGTATTATATGCATTATCACCAAAATAGCTAATTCCAAATGAGGGTATTTTCCAATTATTAATTTTTTTAATTCTTAAATTAACTGTATAACCACCATATGAGTTTGACTCTTGAAAACCAATTTTTTGTATACTGCGAAAATAAGTATTCTGATTTAAAAAGGAATATAAATTGATTTGAGCGCCATTAGTCGTCTCATAATGATAGGAGTTATGATACTGTACTTCCCAAAAATTTTTATTGTTATAGATTGGTGATGGCCAAGGACTATCATCAATTCCCGCTGTATCTGCGAGAAATTCAGTTTTATTTTTGTTAAGACTTTCATTAACAACATTATAATATACTGATGATAATGATAAGTCTATACTCTTATTCTCAATTCCTACATTTTTCCACTCTATAGTGTGCTTATTCTCTGAATCATTAATTGATTCTGTATTGTAGGACTGATACAACCATGAACTCCATCTTTTTGTCATTGTGTTAACGTAAGCATTTGATGTTTCACTGCCTTTTGCATCCTTTACTCTCCATTCCAGATCAAATTTAATAGAATTAGAGCCATTGAAATCGCTATTGTAATTATCGTTATTTTTATTATTTTCGGCATAAAATGTTTTCTCGGAACCAACACCTTTCGTTTCCAAATTCAACTTGTCGCTACGGAGGTAAGTATAGTTCCAAGTGGCATCATTTAATTCTCGACCGGTTGCTACTGAAACATCAGTTGATCCAGATTGTACATACTTTGAACGAATGCTTCCATTAGTATATTTGAGGCTAATTATATGATTTTCATCATGCGCTACATCCACCTTCGACCCGCCAGTATATTCTTTGGTGTCATAACCTCCCCCTCCCGATACGTGCTGTGTATTCCAGTTACTTTCATTATCTGACAAAATTGGAGGAACCTCCTCTCTGTTATATACATATAATGTTTGTACAAAAATAGTATCTTTAGGGCTTCCATTTTCATCAAGTAAGCCACTGTTAGGATTAGATTTAGTTTTTCTTACTGTCCATTTTATTTTAGTTATCCCATATTGAATTTTTCCTAACTCGAAATTGTCAAGTGTATTCGCTTGAATATCATTGGAATCCAAATAGTCGTTTAAGTCAACAGATGTAAGGTTGGTGCTATCTGGCTGTCTATTATGCTCAATAGTCAAATCAATCCATATGTGTTCGACAGGATCCAAATTTACCCATTTAGGTGAAGGTCTATATATTATCGGTTTTTCCGATGCAGAAGAGAACGGCGAAGAATCATTAGCACTAGTAGTTTGGAAATATTGAAAGATTGTATAAGGCGGCGAAGCCGGCCATGTAGTTCTAGAATCACCGTAACCGTCCAAATAAAGATCATCTCTTATTTGCAACTTGTAGTATGCAAAATTAGAAGACCACTGAGTATCGGTATCAATTTTGGATCTCCAATAAATATTATATATAACACCGGCAGTTGTTGTATAATCAAAATTTGCAAATTTGAATTCTATACCATCATTATTTATCGTAGCAAAATAATCATTATTAATAGACTCAAGAGTCGGCGTAGCCGTATAAGGATCTGAGAAATTTTCTAGGTTATTAGTAGAATTATTAAAATAATCATTAATTTGTGCAATAGTATGGTTTGATGATCCTGGTTTGTCGTATAATGCGTCAATTGGTACTATCACGTATTCTAATTCTATATTAGAAACAGATGCATTAGACATATGGTCTATTTTTATGTTGCCAGCAATATTTGGTCCGCGTATAGCTCTCTTTTCACTTGTTTTTAGTCCTGTATTTTGATCATAGCCTCTGTATAGAATTTCAATACTTTGAATTTCAACAACAATATTAGTATCAAAAGTTCCTGCATTTGTCGCACTTACAGATCTAAATATAGGTCCTACAGTATTTTTAACAGAAATAACAGTTTGTTCCCAGTTTTCATTAATATTAGCGGAAGGCGTATCCGAGTCGGAGGGCCAAGCGGAGGAGTCATGCCCGTTCTTTATATTATGTGCCTTATCTCTAAGTGCCCATTCTATTGTTATATTTGTTGACGCTACTGGGTTGATTGAATTATCTATAATTTCAAAATTGTAATAATCTAATAGTTCTGAAAATATATCTCCCGAATCGGTAACTTGGAACCAACTTGATACATCACTATTTCTTATTATTCTATAGTAAAAATCGATATCACCATTAAGATTGCTGCCAAATCCATCTTTTGGTAATGGTGGAGTGTTTATAAATGTCTTAATATCTTTAATACGCGTTTGCGATTCATTTGGTATTAGAGAGCCACCTGTGCCCAAAATCAAATCTATAATAATATTAGTTGGAGGTTCAACATCCCAGTATGGAGGATATATGTCAGTCATAAGAATATTTACAACAGCTTCACTGTACTGGCTTGCTTTGTCAGCAACTCTAAAAGAAAAAGAATAATCGATATCTGGATCATAAGTCTCATCTGAGCTCAAAGTTGTATTAGTCACATCATAACTAACATAATCTGTAAAAGACTGTGTTTTGTATTCCCATGTTTGATCATCAACTCCCCAGTTGTCGGTAACAGTTATATCTCCAATAATTATATCAAATTTACCCTCTTCGTTAGGTATAATTTCATAATTATTTATTACGTATACGTCATCATTATTTTTAGTAAAATTGATGGAGGTGCCGTCTTCATGGTTCAACGTCACAAATACAGGCGGATGTATATCTGTTATTTCTATTTTCTGGAAATAGGAGCCATTTACTCCACGCACATTATTTTCAGAGTCTTCTACCTTCCAATAAATTATTATTGGACTGTTATCAATATTGAGATTTTGCAATGTTATTGGATTATCCGATGCATCCAAATTTTCCATGCTAATTCCTCCACTCCAATTATTCACAGTATTCCAAGTATCTTCAGTATCAAGAGTTCCTTCATTGTCTTTATATACATAATAAAGACTGATATTTTCTTTGTTTTCATGAGTTTCAAATATTATTTTTGGTGGAGTTATATCAACACTTGTGACTCCACTTGCGTCGTTTTCACCTAAATTATATTCCAATACATCGTCAGACCCAGCGAGGTCTCCGTTTACTTTAACTAATACTATTTCAGGTGCCGTTTTATCATTTATAAATAATTGTGTAGTGGCATAATCTGGATCTGTTAAATTTCCATTAGTATCTTCTGCTGTCCAAATAAATTTATATGGAGATTTTGTATGATACCATTTCTGATCACTTAATATTGTATTTTCAGTGCCAATGTCCGACCAGTATGTCGTCTGTTGAAATTTATACCCATTTTCTCCCACAGAATTTCCTGAATTATCCTCTACTCTAAGTCGAATAAAACTTAGCGTACCACCATCACCATCATTATTTACATTATCATTTATTATTTTTTTTCTGGTAATATTACTATCATCTATACTAAGAAAATCTCTAATTTTAAATTCATTAATAATATAAGAATCATTGTTTGCATCCTTATTTCGGGTATTATACGCATCCCCATTATCAGAAGGATTATCCGACATATTTAATTCAATTGCAGATTGTCTAATATTAGTAATATATGGGGGAATATTATCATAAATTCTTATCGGAAATTCGTATTCCTCTGTATGATTGCCGGCATAATCAATTGCACTTAAATAAATTGTATAAGGTGCTAAATCATAATACCACTTGTTAGTATTGTCTTTGTCTGGGTCGGCAAAAACGCCATTCTCGACGTAGTCCTCCAGGCTACTCGAGATATTATAATATTGGTCATCTCCTATACGAATTTGTGTATCTAGGCCCGAGTCATTATCATAACTAGCATTAGCATATACTGAGCCAGATAAATCAACTTTAAATCCATCTTTTTCACTTGATTCAATTCTCCAATTTATTTTTACTGGATCTTGGTACGTACTGTTCCCCGCAGTGTCATGAACAGTGTCAATAAAATCGCTAATTTTTAAAGTAGAATTTTTTAACTCAACTAATGAGCTTACTGTATCCCAGGTTTTGTTGAGTGCATTATAATACTTCTGGCCAGATGTATAATCTTCTATGTTTTCTGGAATTACATAATCATTGCCTCTAGGACGTCTGTAGTTGGTCCTCTCATACTTTGGATGTATAAATAAACCAGTCGGGGGATTAGATTTGAAATTAATTATTGGGTGCTGATTATCACCTGGATTATCAAGAGTCTGTATGTGTGACGAAAATTGCCATGAAGAAAGATAATCTTTCCAGGCATTTGACGATGGATTGCTATTATATGTGGCTTTTGCGTCTTGATCATAAGCAGTCCATATTATTTGTAAGTATGGTTGGTTATCTTCTTCATCAAGTTGAGCATAAGGCAGTGCTTGAGGTATCCCTCCAATACTGTATTCGCGTCTTAATCTAATTGTTAAAGAGTCACTTCCGTATACATAACTATTACCAGTATCCTCACCAGATATATCATAATTCTTTTCGCCTTCCTGCAAACCCCAGCTTCCACTTCCATCATAACCGTAATATTTATATTCGATCAGCCACGGTGTGTTATCGGCGTTATCATTTGGCGTTTTTTGTCCAGTTATAACTTTAGGAAATTGAACATTAATTGTAATATATTCCTTGCCGTCGTCAACTACATAACCACGTGTGGGATCATTGACCGTCACGTTTCCTATTATTTCAAATATAGGGTGTTGTTGTTCTGGTTCTGGTTCTGGTTCTGGTTCTGGTTCTGGTTCTGGTGCTGGTTCTGGTTCTGGTGCTGGTTCTGGTTCTGGTGCTGGTGCTGGTTCTGGTTCTGGTGCTGATTCTGGTTCTGGTTCTGGTGCTGGTGCTGGTTCTGGTTCTGGTGCTGGTTCTGGTTCTGGTTCTGGTTGAGACTCTGGTTCTGGTGCTGGTTCAGGGGCTGGTTCTGGTTCTGGTTCAGGTTCTGGTGCTGGTTCTGATTCAGGTTCAGGCCCTGGTTCCGGTTCGGGTTCAGGTTCGGGTGATGGTTCGGATTCAGGTTCCGGTTGAGGTTCTGGTTCCGGTTCTGGTTCAGGTTCAGGCTCAGGTTCAGGTGGTTCATCTAACCAATTGTACCAAGAATTTACATAAACATTACCTGTAAATCTATCATATTCAATACTATTAGTTGAAACGTCTCTACTTTTTTCAAGTGTAACTCTGATATTTGTTGGGTCAAGATCAAAAAGAAAATTACGAGATAAAAGCAGTGGATTGCTTGTTAATTCTATAGCGTCTGATACACCGGTTGTAAATATAATAACTTTTTCACCCATATTCCACAGGTGTTCCATATCTTCCCTTAAATACTGTGCATTGGTTTCTAAATTAGATTCTCCAGTTATATCTTTAATAATTGGGTCATAAGCCGTTGATATTTCATCAGTATATGTATCATTATAAATTTTGTCAGCATATTCTATAATTATTTTTGAAACGTATTTATATTTACCATTATAAATTTTTTCAGGAGTAATCATATACAATTTACCTCTTGTCAACGGATCATTTCCAAAATTAACATCTAAAATTATTGATTGCATTTCTGGTTCTGGCTCTGGAGGTGGTGGTACATATAATCCCCTATCTATATGATATTTTCGAAGATTTACACCTTTTGCTCTATCTAATGTATCACCGAAAGTTTGTTTTTGTCTACCCCTAGTATTACTACTCTCAATTGATGCAATATTTTGACGCTCCTCAATATTAATACCAACTTTTCTCCCCTTTGGTTTTTGAGTATCGTTGGACATTACTATTAATGGATATTTAAGATATATATTTTATACACAATTATAGTTTAAAATTGTACCACTATCTCTTTGCTCCCAACCATTTATTGTTAATGAACCATTATGAGCTTTTATATGACAAGATTTACATAACACTACTAAATTATGTAAATTATTTTTATGAAAATTTTCAATAAAACCATCACTATTTGCACTACATTGCATATTAATATGATGTACATCAAGAGGTAAAGACATTTCATTATATGGAGAATATTTACAAACTGCGCATTCTTGTACAATTAAATTAGAATTATAAACCGACTTTTTTGTTTTTTTGCGATTTGTTTTTTTTGCTTCATTGCGTTTTAACATCTTTACAAATTTTGGATTTGAAAAAATATTTCTTGCAATAATTGCTCCATAATTCCTTTGAGTTGGAGGTCCAAATGTTAGTTTTCTATCAAAAATCCATCCATCTCCCTCTTCCTTTATTTTCAAATGGGCAATTTTAACACTCTGAATAGAATCAACTGTATCCAGCAACTCAAATAAATGAGTTGCAAAAATAAAACTTGCTTTTTTTTCATCTAACCATTGTAACATTGTCGTTACAATTTGAACTGCCGAATCTCTTTCAGTAGATGCACAAAATTCATCTGCAATTATTAGCGTTTTATTATCAGAATGTTTTACACAATTATTTGCTTCACGAATTTCGCACACAAAGGAGCTATGCGCTTCAAATAAATTATCAGAATTTCCAATCCTAACAATCAATTTTTCATATGGGCTAATAACATACTCTTCTGCTGGAACAAACATACCAGACTGACTCATTATAACAGATAATGCGACACTTTTCAACAACGATGATTTTCCAACAGAATTAACACCATACAATAAATAGTTATTTTCAGAATCAAGTTGTATATCATTTGGAACAAACATATTCTTTGAATTTGCTAATAGTTGTTCAATCATTGGATGTCTCAACTTTTTTGCTTTGATAGAACTATTTTCAGACTTTACTAATTTTGGACGAACGTAATTCCATTCAATTGCAATAGTAGCATAAGAATAATAAACATCCATCCATGCCATCGAATCAATTATTTGAAAAAAACAAGTATCATAATACTTCTCATAATAGGCAATTACCTTTTCTTGAACCAATTTATTCGTCAAAGTATCTATCTTATGTTTCAAATACACAATTTCCTCGGTTGTTTTAATTGTCATATCTGAAGTAATTTTGACCATAGAAGTATTATTCGAATACTTTAAATTGTTTGCAGCTTCTTTTGATAAATATGGGTCAAAACTATTACTGCTGGACCAACTCTCTAAGCTCGCATGCGCCGCGGCATCAATATATGACTCAATACCTTTCTTCAAGGCAGTAGCTCTTTTTTTGGTGGTTTCAAAAAAATATCCATCTTTGTCTGTATTACGTAAATTTATTGTTTCACCACTCAAAGAGCATAAATCACTACGAATGTTTTCCAAATTCTTAAAACATTCATCATAACTATTATACAATTTCTCTAACTCAGGACTAACTCCTTCATTAAAGACATTACCTTTTCCATTTTTACAAGCCTGTATACAAAAAATTGACTCTATTTCAGAAGAATATTCTTCAAAACTTTTGAAAACCTCTTCATTTGGGATCCAATGTGGTTTTTCAGAATATGCAATTATTATAGAAAGTAATGTAATTATACGATTATTAATGTCATGAATATTGGGAATGTCTCCATATGCATCTATTCTTCCAATCGCAAAACGTCTATATAAACGATCCAAATCTCTAATATGAAGATGTTTTTTGATATCAATCAGTAAATTTCTGTTATTCATAAAAAATTCTATAGCATCATATCTTTCATTTAATACATTAATTTCACAAGACGGACTCCGGATTAAAGACAATAATTTCTTCTTACCAGAGCAAGTTAATGTTTTGTTTATAAAATGGATTAAATTATCTTTTTCATTAGAAAATACTTGTAATTTTTGAAATGCTTTATTATAAGTAATCAATTCACTAGTATTTTTATATGAAACATACTTAGGAATTGGTAGATTTTTAACAAGAAGAGGTTCGTGTACTTTGAGAAATTCAAGCATTAACAACATATTTCCAATATCTCCAGGAAGCGTAATATTACCATTTAAATCAAGAATATCAAAAATATTTTCATAAATACTATTATATTTTCCAAAAAATTTTTCAAGAATATGTTTCTGATAAATTTGGTTTAAAATTTCTTTAGAAGCCTCTTGTTTTGAAATAACATTGTTATGAACTAATTTATTTAAATTATGTTTCAACTTTTTATAATCTAACTTGGATTTATCATCACTAATAATTGTAAATAATATTTCATTCGCTCTATATGTATCTATAGTTTCGTATATATTTTCATATATTTGTTCAATAGAAAGTCCCGGTAAATGAGGATTAGACACTATTTTAATATCTCCGCTATTCGCATCATAAATGCTAATATATATGTAAAAATCATCTAATTCGGGCTCTAGCAAAACAGATAATAATATTGCATCATCTTCATCATTATCACAATCTAAATTACATCCAGGTGATACTATACGGGTTACTTCTCTTTTAATAGGAGATACCTTATTTACTTGGTCCATATAAACTATTGTATAACCATTCGCTATCAATTTCTTTTCAAAACGTTTATAACTATGGTCTGGAACACCAGCCATTAAATCTTCACCTTTTTTTGTAATACGTATACCCAAAATATCACGACACGCTTTTATTTGTTCTTCATCATGCTTATTTGGAGGAGCATATACTTCGTAAAAACTACCCACCTGCATTAATAAAATAGTCTTAATTCCATAAGTATTTCTATATTCATTTGTAATACTATAATATTCTGAAATTATGGGAGGAGGACGTCTCATCCTCTTATCTAATTATATTTATGAGAAACTTCTTAACTTTTATTAATAACAAACAATATATAAGAAGATAACATGAATAATATTCATATGGCTACCTTTGGTACACAAGAAAGTGTTGATGAAACTGATTATCTTGAAGTAGATCAAGCGCTCCCCGGACAAAATTTTTGTTGTTTATCTTTTTTGTCGCCTGACAAGGTTTTAGAAAGCAAGGATAAATTTATTATGAAAAAATTTATTGAAAGTTTGGAGGATAAAGAAGGGAATATTTCTATTAAAACTTCGGAATTTAACACCAAATTTGAAGATTTTCAATCAATTAAAGGTCAAGAAATGGAGGAATTATTCCATAAAGAGGGAGGGTTTCAAACTTCTATGAGAGGAGTTAAAGTTCGTGGTGTATATAATTCTTACGAAGAAGCCAGTAAAAGGGCACAAAATCTTCAAAGATTGGATAGGTCCTTTCATGTTTTTGTAGGACAAGTTGGTTATTGGTTACCATGGGATCCTAATGCTGATAATGTGGAAGAACAAGAATATTTAGAAAAAGAACTAAATGAACTAATGAAGAATTACAAAAACAATCAGATTCAAAGAGATTTGTTTTATTCTGAACAAATTGAAAAACAAAAACAAGAAGCGGCTAAACAAACTGCTGAAAAAAAGGAAGGATTAGAAAAACTTGAAGAAATTGAAGAAATTGAAGAAATTGAAGAAACAGGAGTTGAAGAAACCAAAGAATCTTCTGAACCATTATCCGCTTCCGTCTAAAATTTAGAGATTTGTTAATGAATATTTTCTCATGCTTTTGGGCCACCATTTTTTTGAATTGGACCCATACCACCACAAGATGGTCCATTTTGTTTGTCCATTTTTATAGCTGCTATTTGTATTTCGTCAAATATTGAAATAAAATCATTCCAACTAATCCAAAATAGACCATCTGGATCATTTGTCCAATTCACTTTTTTTGCAATTTGTGGGTATTCTTTCCACTTATTTGAACTATCACACCAGTCTAAATTACTTTCGTGACTATTACCCCAAGGATTACGCAATTGAATTAATTTAAATTTTTCATCTTCGTAAACTCTTAATAAAGAATACGCATGTCTTTCAATTAAACCATCTTTTCGAGCTTTTTCCATAATATTTCCGTTTATAGATGCCGCCATTACAAAACAGTTTTTGTCACATTTATCAATAAATTTAAACATTTGTTCGCTATTATTTTTGTCATTGTTTGAATGAATCCACATTTTTTGAAAATTCCATGGATTTTCTTTTATTTTATCTATTGCTGCTGTTCTTTTTATCCAATTTTTTTTTCTTTTATTTTTACCCCATATTTGTAAATCTTTACATCCGGTTAATACCATCCACGCCAAAATAGGATAACCACCGCATAATTTTGAATATGAACCACAAACCTTTGCAAGTGCTTTTTCAATTAAAATTATATACATTTCATTTTCATGTGGTTGTGCGTATAAAGGACGTGGTATATCGTACCATTTTTTTTCACAACAAGGTATTCTATCATCTATTGTAATAGTTACCCATTTATTTTTGGAAATATCAAATAATTGTAAATCATATTTTCCATTTTCAGATACTTTATCCGTTTTAAATATTTTTTCTTTTAAATAATATGGAAATTCGGCCAAACCTGCTATAGCAGATAATAACCAGCAATCCCCTAATCCACCTTGAAGAATATCATTCGGTTCAACACCATGAAATAATACCATTTCGGCATTTTGTGGTTGTAATTTTGTTGCTCTAATCCAAGATACATCCTTATCATTTGTTTCTCCTAAAGATTTTTGAGTCGCCGGAAATTCTTCGTCACAAAATAATTCTATAGTTGAATCATCAGAATCATTAAAATCTAAATCGGATTTGATATAAGGTTTTACAACAATACCTGCTTTACTCCAATTTGCTAACTCCGGAGATTTATAATTGTTATCACAACTTTTCATGTACATATAATTTGAAGTTGCTTCCGGACCAATACCCCAACAATATTTGTTTCTATACAAATATTTATTATCCTCTTTGTTATGATATACTGGAAATCCAAAACTTGTTTTACTCGTTTTTTCATAACCTCCTCTAATATTGTAATACTTTGAATAAACTATAAAAGCATCTATTAATTCTTGTTTTTCTCCTGTTTCGCATGAATCTAAATCTTTTTCGTATATTTCTACATACATTTCCTTCTCTGGTTTCCATTTTCGATTTTTAGCATGTATATTCCAATTATTTTTGGAAAATAAATCATGAGATTTACAAAATGCTCTAAATGATAAAGAACCAAGCCTTGAACCAATCACAAAAAATTCAGGCCTCACTTTATAAATAAACATTTCCCCATTGTCATTTACATAATTATCTTCGCCAAATTTTCCTTTTTTGGATAAAATACTATATTTACCACATATTTTACTATTTTTATATTCATCTGAACATTTTACAACAACTTTATTGTGCGTAAGAAAAACGGACATATTATTAAATGTTACTAAAACATCCTTTTTCGAGATTTTAAATTATTTCAAAAATTAATGAAACTCTATTTAGAACTTATAATTATGATTCTTGTTATTATAACCGGATTCCTTATTCCTATCGCTTTTAGAAACACAAATCTCCATTTTAACCAACCTGTATTAAATTATATTCATAATAAATATAATGCCTAATTCAAAAGGTTTAAAACACAATTTAACCCGCAAATATTCTAAAAAATTGAAACATAAACTTACCCCTAAATTAAAAAAAAAGAGTTTAAACAAGAAAAAAATATATAACCTGAAAAAAGGGGGGTCTGATTCAAGTAATGATACTCAAACCAGCCTTTTACAAGACGCATTGAGAAAGGATTTGCTAATATCAGATAGCTCATCATCTGTTAATCTTTCGGATAATGATAACAAAAAAAGTCGAAAAAAAAGAAATAGTAAATCGAATTTTATTATTATTCCTGACTCACACGGACATGTATTATCAAAAAAGAATCGCAATGCGCTAGGCCGAAAATACAGAACCATAAGTCCTATTACACAAGAAAATAAACAAAGCGAATTAGTACGAGTATACGAAGGAAATACTACACAAGAAGCTCGCAATAATGCCATTAAAGGATTAAGAAAGAAGCCATTATCTAAAAAAAATAAGGGAAAATCTTTGAAAGCCATTTTTAAGACAGAAAAATCAGACATTTGGGATGAATCCGATTTGAGTGATCCTTTTAATTTAAATAATCATCCCGCAAATAGCTTACTAGGATCCAAGTTATATGTTGATGGTCGAAAAAAATAAAATCCTGATTCATAAATAAGAAAATCAAATTAAAAATGTTACAATTAACCAATGTACAGAAATAGAAATTTTACAAGAGAAGCCTTATGTCCTACTAATGATGAATCTTGTCAAGATATTAAATGTAAATGGGTTTGTAATCAACATGCCGATTGTGAAATGAATTCAAAACCTGTATGTGAAGTACCTAAATGCCGTGTTATATGTAATCCACCAGAACAACCTATATGTACTGTAAAAACCTCCGCTCCTGTATGTAAAACGGTTTGTAATAAAATTGACGGCTGTTATAATTGTACAAATGTATGTCAACCTCTTGACACATGGCTTGATTGTGTTAAACAAGACCCAGTATGTAGCGTAAAATGTGATCCACCAAATTGTACAAAAGAATATGAATTGCCTAAAAAAGGATGTAAACCACCAACATGTAAGCTTGTATGCCCACCAAGTGCAGATGGTTCATATAGTTATACTACTGGTAGTCTTTAACTATTTGTAAGTAACACATATGAAAAATACAAAGAATGATATAACAATAAATCCAACACCAATATGAAACAACCTATCATCTACCCAAAATACTTCTCTCAAAATATAAAATAACTCAATTAAATTATCCCACCATTCTTTCTTATTTAAGTTTTTATATTTTTTCAAGTCTAATAAATCTATTATTATTTTATGCCAAGTTAATACAAACTCGTCTATTAATTCACGCACAGAAACATCCAAAAATGGATCCTTTTTTATATTTTCTTCAATATAATCTTCTGGTAATTCAGTTTCATCAAATTTTTTTTCGCGTTCAACTTTTTTTGCAGCTTCCTCTATTCTCAATTTTTGATCCTCTTTGAAGGTGCTTAAATGTCTGTTCATTACCATTGTAATTCACATAGAAAAAAATTTTAAATAAAACTTAACTTATATAGCAGTAATACCATTTAGAGCAACTTCCGCATCTTGTTCTGGTAAAACACCACTAACACCAATCGCACCAACACAAATATTTTCTATAAATATAGGCTCACCACCACCCAGTATAGTATGACCAGATGCAGATAGTGATGTTAATAAAGCCGGCCGCAATTCATTAATTGCATTTTCCAAATCTAAAGTTGGTTTTTCAAATAATGCTGCCGTTTTTGCCTTGTTTTTTGCTAAATCCACTGATGCTGGAAAAGCACCATCAATTCGTTTTAAATATAATGGTACACCAGCCGAATCAACTATACAAATAGATACTTTCCAATTAGAATCAAAGGCTTTCTTTTGCGCTGCGTTTAAAATCTTTTTTGCGGATTTGCTATCCAAAAATGGAATTTTTTTTGGTTTTACAATATCATTATATTCATTTATTATTCTATTTGCTAAAGACATTGTGTTTTGTACATATTTCACATTTGATATTCCTTGCCCACATCCATATATATTTGACCATGCTTTTGGTTTTTCATTTTTAGAACTAAATATTTTTTTACTATTTTGGGTTTTTAATGATTTATTTTGTTTCATATCACTTATTTTTATACCAGCATTCTCAATTGATTTACTCAAATAATTTCCATTTATTCCAGTAAATAAATTTGTGTTTACTATATCTTCAGAACTCGAGTCTATTACCATTCTCTTATAATCATCACAAGCATTTGCATCACTTGTTGCTATAAAAGGAGAGCCAATATATGCAAAATCCGCACCCATTGTTATTGCTGCCGCAACACTTCTACCACTTGATATAGCCCCTGATAATGCTAATGGACCATTAAACCATTCTCTTATTTCCTGTACTAAAGCAAACGGCGATAATTCTCCAGCATGTCCTCCCGCACCACATGCTACTGCTATTAAACCATCCGCACCCTTTTGATAAGCCTTCTGTGCATGCTTATTGTTTGTTACATCATGTAGTACAATTCCTCCATATGAATGAACAGCATTATTAATCTCTTCATTTGCACCAAGACTTGTTATTACTATTGGTACTTCGTGCTTTACAATTATTTCCATGTCGTGCATAAGTCTATCATTTGACTTATGTACAATTTGATTTACAGCATATAACGGACAACAAGAATCATAATGGTGTGTTGCCCTTTCTAATTTTCTCTTAATTTCATTTAACCAATAATCAAGATTCGACTCCTTTTTTTCATTTCTTGCATTTAAAGCTGGAAAACTACCAATTATTCCTGATTTACACTGATTTACTACAAGATCAATATTTGATACGATAAACATCGGTGCCGCAATAATTGGCGCAGCCATATGTTTCAACATTAACGCTTTACTTGTCATTATGCGTTTTTAATAATTTTTATTTATACTATTTGCTTTATGAGCTATAATATATCAAATATAGAATATATAAAAGGATTTATATAAACTTGATTTCAAAGCTTTGTATGCTTTCATTTTTATTATCAGTTTTGATAAGCTTTTAGTTTTTATAAACCAATTATGAACGCCTAACTAACATAGTATTTTCAAGTTCTTTTCTTAAACAAGTTATTTGTAATTCAATTACAACCGAATTATCATTCCCAAAATCAACAATTGTTCCATCTGGCTTTTTTATATCAAATGTCAATTTTGATAACTCTATGCGAGGTGAAAATATTTTTGTCATATGACTCTCCTGACCAGTTTGAACAACAGATTCAAAATTTTCATTATATACGAAATGTGCATAATTACCCACAATTATTGGATTTGTTAAATGACCAAAACAATTATTCATTATATCATTTGTACCACTTATATTTGATCCTAACTCATTTACTGTTAAAAGAAGATACGGAACTGATACATTTGTATAGGGTATTATTATTTTCTTTATAGTTACCGAATGTACATCTGAAAAACTTCTATAAACTGTGTTTGGTTGATTCATTGAAGATAAATTTACTGAAGAAGGACCTAAACTAAATTGGAAAGGATTATTTTTGGACCAAATATCCTTATTTCTATCTTTTGAATCTATCAGAACATGATGCGTTTTATAATTTACAGTTGGAATTATTTCTTCTAAATCCCTTTTTGGTATAGAATTTTTTAAATCTACCTTTTTTGCTAAATTTTCATTCTCATTTTCATCTTCTTTTTCGTCTAAATTCCTAAAACATTTTATTCTCTCTATTTTTTCTATTACCGGATACACTTTTGAATGTATCACTTTTACCTTGTCAACACTTAATTCTCCATTATTTATCTGATATATTGGATCATTCGCAAATTTTTCTATTATCTTATTCAAATCGGGATAATTTAACCATGGAAATTCGTTCCCATATTTTTTAAATAAAATTTGAGTACATAATTCCAAATTTGACATTATATAACAAAAGTATTATATCTTATATAGAAAAAACAACGTAATTTTACAAAAAAAAATGATTTAACTTTTAAGTATAAAGAGATATAAAGTATATAAAGACTACTGAATAACAAACATATTTTCAATATGACATCTTATTTTACTACCAATTTAAATATTTCAACACTTGTTTACATGCTCGAAACAAATATTCGGATCGACCCAGATAAGTTAGAAGATATTTTCTCTAATATACAACCAATTGATTATAATAATCCTATTGAAGGTATTATTAGAATTTCAGTTAGAGGCCAATCAAAAGGATTATGTAAAAAACAAGTATTTCGTCGCTCTTATCAACAATCTTCACAAGTTAAAAATTTTAGAAATCAAGTAAGTTTCTATGTTAGAATTATTGACCGTTTATTAACTGATATGTATTATGTTCCATTTGATATGACTACAGGCTTCTTTTCAAGTGAAGTTTATTCTAAATTGGTACCAAATCAGAATATTTATCGTTTTAGAAAAGGACAAACCGCATTCCAATTTAAAAAAATTATTATTGATTTTGATAAAAATTCTGATGAAAATGTTAAAGAAGGTAATTCTATCCGCATCTTTAGCTCTGTTACCAGAAAATCTCAAGAAAATCAATTGAAATATATTGATTATGAATTAACACAAAAAAATGTTGACGATGGTTTTGTAACTTTTGACTTTCCACAAGGATGTTATGCTCACACACTATATGTAGATACAGATATTAAGTTCAAAGTTAACATTGATTTCGTTGTAGAAGTAAATATGTTTATGTTTACTTCTGGTAAAATTAAAATTGCTGGATGTACTCGTGAGTATCAAATCGATAAGGCCATGAAAGTACTTACACAAGTTATGGAAACAAATCTTAATAAAACTAAAATGAAAGAATTATTTGGCAAAAACACTGATGATTTTCAAATTATTGCAAAAAATCCAGTTATGATTAATAGCGATTTTGCTAGTAATTATGAAATCAAACGCTATGAACTTGATGTATTGATCAGAGAAAAATACAAAATTATGTCATCTTTCGAACCATGTACTCATCCTGCTGTTATTATTAAGTATTATCATAATGCGTCTTATGAAGATGGTAATGGAGTTTGTAAATGCATGGAACATTTTGGCAGTAAATATCGATGTAATGGAAGAGGTAACGGGCACGGTAAAGGAGGATGTAAAACCGTTACTATTTTAGTCTTTCAAAGTGGTAAAGTAATTTTAACAGGGGGACGGCATTTAAATCAAGTAACTTCCGGATACAAATTTATCCAAGAAGTTTTACAAAATAACAATAAAGAACTAAACCGTGTTTTATAATATGATTGAAACTATTGTATTTCACGGCTCCGGCGGACTTTTGTGGTATTATATGGGAATTGCTGAATATATACAAAAAAATTATATTATTGATTCTATCAAATTTTGCTCTGTTTCTGGTGGATGTTTACCCGGTGTTTTTTTATCCAGTGGTTTAGATATTCAACAAATATGGAAAGATTGCTTTTTACCTTGGATGAAACAAACTAATTCTATATCTTCTGAAAACACTATTTTACCCACTTTTACTCAAGATTCAACATCTATTTTATTAAAATACTTAGACACATCAATTATAGATAAAGATTCTGTATTAAAAAATATTAATGACAAATTATCCATTAGATTAACTAAAATTAGTCTCTTTAATACTCAACCAATATATATTGAAAAATGGGATTCGATTGAAGATGTGTTGGATTGTGTATCTGCTTCTTGTTGGATTCCCGGTTTATTTGGTAAACTTACTAAAACTTATAAAGGATCTGAATATATGGATGGCGGATTTCCAAATTCTATTCAAGAAAACAATCCAAATTGGTTACATATTAAAATCAGTAGTTTTCAAAATATATCCAAAGATATGAAAACTTTTTTATACTTATCTTCTCTTTCTCAAATCAATAATCATACAGTTGCTCAAGAATTATATGATTTAGGATACAAAGATTCTTCTCAAAATCCACATTTTTTTGATTATCTCATAAAAAAATGAATCTGTTTTATTGTTTTTACATTATAATCATAAATGCCTAAAATTCATTATAAAAAACTATTACCAAAACTTGGAGTATCTGACCTTAAAAAGGAACAAAAGAAAATTATTACATCGGTCTTAAATGGTAAAGATACTTTATGTGTTCTTCCTACAGGATTTGGTAAAAGTTTGTGCTATGTTTTACCTCATATGATAACAAACCGTAACGTTATTATTGTTTCACCTCTTGTTTCTCTAATTAGAGACCAAGAACAAAAGTATAAATCGGTCTGTAATACCTTCGTTATGCATGGTGCCAGAGTAGCCTTTAACGGTAATGAAGATGTATCCGAAAATATTTATCAAGACATCAAAAATGGTAAAAAAACAGCTTTAATATTTATTACACCCGAAAAACTATTGTTTAGAAAAAATTGGATTACATCAATTGATATTTTAGCAATTGCTATAGACGAATGTCATTGTATCACTGAATGGGCTAATTTTAGACAAGGTTATCAAGAATTATCATCCATTGTAACATGGTTTATTGATAGACCACCTCTTATTTCACTAACAGCTACTGCCACTAAAAGCACAATTAACACAATTTCAGATTTCTTTAAACTTAATGACCCATTGCTAATTAGAGTTTCCGCAATCAGAAATGACTTAAGTCTATTTGTACAAAAAAAGGACGGTATTGCTAAAGATTTAAAGTATATGGCATCTATTTCTATTGGTAAAACTATTATTTATTGTAAAACCCGTAAAGATACTGAAAAAGTAGCACATAGACTAAGAGTTAATGGCGGTATTGCATATTATCACGCTGGAATGAATTTATCTGAAAGAACAGAAGTTCAAGACGGTTTCTCAAAAGGTAAATATCGTATTATAGCCGCAACAATTGCATTCGGTATGGGCATTGATATATCAGATATTACTACTATTATTCATTATGGAATGCCAAAAGACATAGAATCATATTGTCAAGAAATTGGAAGAGCCGCCCGAGCACCAGATTTATGCGCTAATTGCTACGTTTTATGGGGAAAATGCGATTTTATAGTTAACAGAACATTTATTGACAGAATTTTTGATTTACAAGAAAAAGCTTATCAACAAAAAAAATCCTACGCAATGAATAAATACATTAATAATGACTCTAAATGTAGAATGAACATGATTGCTAACTATTTTGATCCCGAATCTAAAAATGATAATTGTATGAAATGTGATATTTGTACTGGAAAAAGACGGTATTCAAGTCCTATTCCAGGCACAATTAGAATCAATCTTTAAAAAATAAATCTAATCCAAACAACTCAACCATTCACAAATCGGAGGATTAACCCACTCAAAACGAAATCCATCTAATCCTTCAGAGCTTGTCCA